TCGCTTGTCCATGTACCTATTATGCCAGCTGCAATATTCTCTGAGCTTGCGCCTACTTGTAACCCTCTACACACAGATACTGCATTCCTATAATCATCAGTTCCTCCCCATAAAGAGTCTCTTGATGTCGTTACCTGTGTACCATCTATATGTATTGCTGTAAGCCATATTATATATCCGTTATAATAATCATAATTAAAATTAAACCGGTATAATAAATTTTTTGTGCCTTCGGGAGGAGTATAAGCTATACTGCTACCTCCCGAATTTGTCCAAGAAGCTGGGGGAACAAATCTAGCCGTTACAGTTTCTGCTGTTTTATCTCCATTAACAGTCTTTATAGTTCTACCGTCTGGCTGCCAAATCAAATGTTCTAATACATTTGTGCTAGAAGCTGCCGGAAAAAATGTTGATAGATTACTCATATTATTGTCCTATTATTACCCAGCCTTGATCAGTGCCAGAGTATATTAATTCAAAACTAGCAGATGCTGTGTCTAATGTTAGGTTAGCTGCAGCACCCATAATTTTTTTATTGTTTGCTCCCAGCACACAAGTTGCAACACCAGACCTATTGGATACTTTTACACTGTCGCCAACCTGAGGATTAGCAGGTAATGTCAAAGTTAAATTAGCTGTTAATACATATACGCTGTTTGCAACAGCAGTCGTGTTACTAGATATAACACCTACAGTCGGTTTATGAGATGGGACAGTTAATAGGCCGCCACTGTTAACAGACATTATTTCAATAGTATAGTTATTGTCCGGTGCAGTAGTAAATGTTATAACCCTATTCGATAAAGAATAAGTTGACTTCTCTTGGTATACTCCTTGAAGGAATACCATTGTAAACTTTTCATCTGTAGGATTACCATTCACAAGTGTAAATGCGGTTTGACTACCTGTACCTGTAAAAGCATCATATTCCATATATGATGACTGCTGTACATTAACGGCACCCATGTGCATTACCTCTATAGTATAACCATTTTGAGGCGCTGTACTAAAAGTAATTATATTATTAGCAACTACATATGTTGATTTTTCTTGGTATACACCTTGAATAAAAACAAATGTAAAATCTTCGCTTGTAGGGTTTGACCCTAGTGTAAAGCTAGTAGCTGAACCATTACCTGTAAAGGTGTTCTTGTTCATTGCAGAAGCACCTGATACAGTTACAGCTTTAACATTTATTATTTCTATATTGTCAGTACCAGCATGTGGTGCTGAAGAAAAAGTAATAACGTTACCAGCACTGCTATAGTTAAGCTTAGATTGATATACACCGTCTACATAAACTTGCGTATTAACTTCGTCTGTTATAGGCGAAGTTAAAGTAAACTGAGTTGTTGACCCGTTGCCAGAAAATGTATTTCTTTCAATAGCAGATGTATCTCCACCACCTCCAGCAATAGCGCCCCATGCACCATTTGCATAACCTTCAAACTGATTATCAGTAGTGCTGTATCTTAGCATACCATTTGCAGCAGTAGGCCTTTGAGCTGTAGTTCCTACTGGAACTTTTATTGCGTCTGTGCTATTTATATCAAGCTTAACAGAAGGGCTGATAGTCCCTATTCCCACTTTCCCTGCGGAGTCTATGCGCATTGCTTCTGAAGTAGAACTACCTCCCGAACCATTATTAGATGGAACAGAAAAAAGCATAGAACCACCAAAACTATTGGTTGATTCTTCTACTAATTTAACACTTCCAATTGAATCCGGCGTTCCTGAATGCCCATAGCCAAATTGTAATATTGCTTCATTAGCTACAGAAGAGCTATGAGTTGAGCTATTAATATATAATGTTGTTGAGGTTCCACCGTCAATTTCTAAATTAGAGCTAGGACTATTAGTCCCTATACCAACATTGCCTGAAAAAGAAGAAACACCCCCGCCAGATTGTGTAAAAGTATCATCAACAGTTACAGCACCATTAAAGTAAGCATCATTTTGATTGTAGAATGCAATTGAAGGGTGAACAGCACTCGAACCCACTGCAAATTTTCCAGTTACATTTGAATCTCCAGACACAGTTAATTTTTCAGCAGGACTAGTAGTCCCTATACCTACGTTGCCTGTTGGACTTAAAATTATATCTGTACTTGCCGTTAAGGTTTCTAAGTTTAGTCCTTCTCTGCCTATAATTGTATATCCAGCAGCGGCATATGCGTTTATTTTATCTTCTTCGTAAAAAGTTACGTCTGACCCATTTTGTACACGTATAATACCATTACTTACAGATAATTTAGAAGCGGGGCTGTTAGTTCCTATTCCTATTTTCCCCGAAGACTCTGTTATTATAGAATCTGCTACAGCTGAGGTTGCTGAAAATTTAGCTATCTTATTAGCTGTTCCAGCGCCAGTTATTCCACCCGATGGTAAAGCTTGGTTTTCCCATCTGCCGTTTGAACTGTTGTAGCGTATGACTTGGTCATTGCTAACACTGCTTATATTTACGTCTTGTAAATCACCCAGTGATGCTGAAGCTGATACGCCACCTAAATCAACAGAAGCTAAACCTCTAAATGCACCAGCTGTTAATATTTTTGCTTGAGCAGTATCATTTATAGCAGTAGCATTGCCTTTTAGTACAATAGCGCCAAGATATATGGCTTGGTCAGAAGTATTTTCTGCTTCTAAAAAGTCTTCAAGTATATATTCTTTTTCAGCATCAATTATGCTGGCATAAGTATCATGCCCGTAGTAAGAAACTACTATATTTGGTGTTCCTGGAAAATAAAATAATCTCTGTACGGCAAAATTATTGCCAGAGACCGTTTGTAAGGTTCCAGAACCATTGTCGTATTTTGTTGGGTCTAATACAGTATAACCATTACCACTAGAGCCATCATCTAAAACAAATCCTCCTGAATTATTCCTGTAATACCTATGTATAACACATTGGGTTTTAGCAGAGTCTGAAACAGTAGATGGGTTTTCTGGATCAGCAGTATAGTTTCTGCCTAAAGCAAAAGCAACACCTGCTGCTCTATTTATAGATAGATTAGCCCCATTTGCAGATACCTTATGACCTGATTTTTTAAGAGGGCCAAATATATTAGCAAACTCATTTATTTGAGCTGTATTATCGTATGCTGTAATTGGAAATGTTTTTACAAACTTAAGTACACCTTCGCTGTGTATAGCACTTCCTATTGTTATGTTGTTTCTCTTTTGGGCATCTGTAAACGCGGTAGCTTGCTGTTGAACAGCTCCGTTAACATCTACATATATCCAGGAGTTAAGTTGTTCTGTATTACCAGAATCTAAGTTAGATACTGTTATAGTTTGCTGAGCCCAAGAAATCTTTTTAATTTCAGGGTGTGGATCAGACCCGCTTGCTTTGTTTATATCATTTATTATACCATCGCCCGCGGCAATAGTAAATTGTGTACCATTAGCAACAGATAGTTCACCACCGTTTAATATACCGGTTGATAATACTTCTGTTAAGTAATCAATGCTTAAATCTTTATCATCATATCTAAAATGCAAAACATCATTACCACTTTCGGTACTAAAATATATACCGTTGTCAAAAGTTGGAGTTGATGATTGTGCATTAGATAATTGAATAGAATCACCTACTGTTAGATCACTTGCAATTGTTACATCATCAGGGAGACCAACCGTAAACGATGTTGGTAAGTTTTGGGCACCCGTTGGACTTACTTCAACTTCATTAGAAGTACCTGCAACTGTAATGGTGGGCTTATTTTGTATAAATGTGTCAGAAGTGTTGTCTGTCTCGTTGTAATTAGCCTGCACATTAACCTCTGCTCCTGCAGAAATACTGGTTAATTTCGTTCTTTCGCTTGAAGTTATTATTTCACCAGAACCCGCATTTGTAACGTCGTTTAACTCTGTAACACTGTGAGTGCTAAGATCAGTTAAATCAGTAGGTTTATTTTGTATAAATGCATCATTTGCACTATCGGATTGGCCCCAATTTGATTGCACATTAACTTCAGCATTAGTTGCAATACTATTGAGTTTTGCTAATAAATTAGAAGTAAAATCTTCAGTTGATAAGCCTTTACCGGCAACTTTATCTTCTTTAGTAGCCATAGTAGTGTTCAGACTAGCTATAGAAGCATTGTTAGCTTTTATATAATCTACAACTTCTTGCAGTGTATCTAAAGACGGATCATTACTTGCAATTGCAGCGTTTATTAGATCTACTAAATCTTTTAATACTTTACCTTGAGCTGCAGATAATACTTTTGTGTTGTCTGTTGATATTAAGTTGTTTACAATATCATCAGGTGTTAAAGCGTTTAAATCAGCTGCTGAAGCAAACCCAAATGGTGCTAAAACAATATTTGGGGCTGTAGGGTTGCCGCTGCTAGCCTTCATTGTAATACTTAGTAGTTTGCCACCTTGTATATCTGTAATATTAGTTACATTAAAAACAGCAAAATTATCTACAGTATCATTTAATATATCAGTAACTTTAATGTTTTGATTTACCATAAAAGGTAAAACGTTTGATATATCTGCTGAGTTAGCACTTTCTGTTGAAACTGCTATTTTATCAATATTCGCCCAACTAAATTGCGAAGGTGCCGTAGGATTTACATCATATTCAATATTACCAGGGTCAATTGCGCCATTAGCATATTTTCCTCCGTAGTTAAATTGATAGCCTATCTTAGCCCCGTCTGCAATACCTTCTTTAGCAAAAAATGCAGCAATATCACTTATTTGAAATAACTTAGTAGAATTATCCGCTACATCGTTCCCTACTAGTTTATCGCCACCAGTGATAGTGGTATCTGTTTTATATTGTTGTATTCTTGCCATTTACTATGGGTAACGAGTTATGGTAGGAAAGTAAGCGCTATAAGGGTATGCTTCATAGGCGCCAGTACTTGGATTATAATGTCTTTGACAGGGGTTTCCGCCCTCAAACTGTGTGCCAGCTGAGCGTGCTTGGGGTCTAAAAGTGAAATTTGCCATAGACCCTGTAACGAGCGTTACTGTTTGAGTCCACGTGCCAGAACCCGTAAAGTATGGGTAATTTGCCCAAGAATTAGGTGCCCCTACTATATAAAGACCACCGGTGGTTGAAAAACTTTGAGCTCCGTTTCCATCTTGAAAAACTCTACTTACGTTCCCATTAGAGCTCCCATAAGCTCCATTAGCATATCCGTAAAATGATGTTTTATAACCAGCCCCATTGCATGTTCCTGTCAAAGTCCAAATAGTACCAACCGCAAAATGTAAAACGCCATTTACCGTTGTGGTAGGGTAATTTGCATTTTCGGAAATTACTACTGTATGAGTAGGGGTATAATTAATTAATGAAGGTCCGGCACTTTGTGTAAAAGAAGAGGTATTTGAAACACCACTTGCTAATACTGTAGAACCTTGGGTTGCAATAGTTATAGTTGGCGTTCTAGAAGAAGCCCCACAACCAGTATTACCAGCTATGGTTACAGAATAATCGGTTGGAGAAGTGGATAGAGTTTGAGTCCCCGGAGAAGATGCTCCGTTACTGCCAGCTAATGTATATTGCGATCCTATATCTCCTGTTACTCTATAAGTTCTAGTGCCCCCTGAATTAGCTAAAGTAGAAGTATCAGTAAAAACCGCACCTGTTATTTCCTTAGTATTAGGATATACTTCTTCGTGCCCTATATAACCTTTTGTAACAGTGGCAGTACCTAGCTTTATAGCTGCTATGTTTGCGTGTTCAATATTAGAGGGCATATTAAGCTGTTATAATATAAAATGTGTTTGGGTCATAAATATCTACTTGATACCCGGAGGCTGCCGCAGATGTGTATGCAGGTGTAAAAGCTACAGTTACAGATGTAGCGTTTGGTACGGCTGAAACAGTACCTTCTGTTCTTGTAGTATTACCACTAGTCCCAGTTACAAATACAGTTGCATTTACCGAAAATATACTTGATGATGTTACAGTAAAAGTAACTGATGATGCTCCTGATGGATTACCACTTGTTGTAGCGCCGGTTTGTTTTTCAGCATCATACTGCGCTTGAGTACCTTTCCAAAAGTTGAGTAGGCTTTCATTGTTTCCAGTGGCAGCTTTATAATAATGCTGACCACCTATTTTTGTTGTTAAATTTGCCATTTTTTATTTTTTATGTAAACGTTATTGTGTACGTTCCGGCTGTTGTCCATTGTAGTATTTTGTCTGACCCGTCTGTTGTTAATGTTGGGCTTCCTGTAGCTGTATAGCTTCTAGCATTTGGAAATCTTAATATAACGCAACCATCAGTACCAGCTGTATTACTTCTAGAAAATCCATAACTCGATTGGTTTTTATATGCATTTTCTGTACCTCCTCCGTGACCCCCACTTCCTGAAGTTGTAACAGCAGGTCGGGCTAAATATAAATTAGCGTAAACTCCATTACCGCCTACACCATACGCGACTGAAGAACCAGTTATTGAAGATGTTATACCAGAGCCTCCCGCAGTCATTGCTTGAGAACCCCCAATGCTTAGAATGGTATTTGTTGCTGCGCTTCCAGCTCCGCCGCCACCGCCAGATCTTTTGTAGTATGAATTTTGAACGTTACCGTTAAAGCCATAAGTGCCTGAAACAAAAGCTGGGGCTATATAACCTTGGTAATTCCCCGGGTAATACGGTTGATTAACATTGCCTGCGTTCCCAGTATGACCTATTGAATATCCACCACCGCCGCCGCCGTTAGATGGAACAGAAGCCATAGTTTGCGATCCGTAATATGCAGTAGAATTACCGCCACCGCCTACAGCTACTAGACTGCCAACACTACTTTCGCCGCCTACACTAGTTCCATTATCACCAACAACTATAGCATAAGCTGTATTGGTTAGCATGGCAAGCTGAGTATCTAAAGATTGGCCTCCCCCATTAGCAACAGGAGATCCACCGGCAAATGAAGTTCTTACACCTCCGGCACCGCCGCCTGCCCAATTCCAGCTCTCATCGTATTGCTCACTAGTGTTATTATAATAATTGTAAGTGTTAGGGCTACCATCAGCACCACCTCCAGCTATAAGAAAATGTGAGTTAAAAGATATATTATTTTGATATACCATTGAACTTCCTTTATAAACATTTTCAATCTCAGTTGTACCTTTGTAAAGTTTACTTCCGGCTATTTCCGTTGTTCCTTTGTATAATGGCATCTTAAGCTGTTACAAAATAAAGTGTGTTAGCATCTTTAGAACCTATTGCTGCATATTGTGCTGCAGTACCGGTCCATATCAAAGAATCACTAGTAGAGTTTTGATCGTCTACAGCATTAGCTAATCTAGCTGGTGCATAAAAAGTATTTATATCTGCCATAGCTTATGTTATTAAATAACCAATAGTACTGTTTAAATATACTAAACGTACTGCTTGGTTGTTGTTTACTGTTATTGATTGATTTGATGCTTCAATTAAAGCTGAAGCAATTGTTACTGTTCCTGTACCTAAATTTTTAAGTAGTACAGTACCACCTTGTTCCATAGTAGCTGGAAGCGTTAGTGTTAAACTATTAGAGCCTTGAACTACATATATACCATTTTGTACTGCAGTTGTATTGCTTGTTATAACACCGCCCGATGCACTGGATATTCCTAGAAGACCAGCGCTTGGTAAATCTATTTGTAGTCCCATTAGCTAATTCCGTTTATTACCCAACCATTGGTAGCGTCTGTATAAAACAGTTCAAAAGATGAAGTTTGTTCATCTAATACCAAAGAGGTAGTTCTCATTATTTTTTCTGACCCATTAGGGTTTATTGTCCATACAAATGCCGATTGGCTATATAAACCATTGGCATCAAAAGCTGATAAGTTAGTAAACTTAATACTATCGCCTGCAACACCGGCTGGTAAAGTTAAAGTTCTATCCGCAGCTATATTACTTAATATATAATACTTCCACGCTACCGCTGTTGCGTTGGCTGTTAAAGCACCTCCATATTCATATCCTTGTTTTAATACAACCGCACCGTTTAAACCAGCGGCTGATACTATAAGATTATTAAAATCTATAGAAGTTGCAGGTACATTGTTATTACCCCCAAAATCATAGTTTGCTCCATTTGCAGAAGCAAGTACATTTAAAGGGTTATGAGATACTGCTTTACTTGATGGATCATAATATAAAAAATTTGCTTTTGGAGCTGTTGGTATATCATTTAGTTTAACAACCTCAGAATTAACATTAAATTCGCTAGTGTTAATAGTTAGCGCTCCACTCCCCTGCTTACCAAAGGTAAAACTATCGTTAACGTCGTTTGTAGTGACTACTTGATATATATTTACTGAAGTGTCATTTATTAACTGCCCTTGAGCTGGAAATGCTGTAGTGTAAGTTGATTCTACAAAATATAAAGATTGATTTGTAGGTATTACCCCAAACACCGTATTTATTGAAGCGAAGTTAGAAGTGCTTGTTACTACACTTGTAGCGCCGCTTGTTATTGAAACACCTGAAACAGACGCAGGAGAAGTTACTGCTTGAAATAAAGCGCCGTTGCTTTGTCTTACTCCATAAAACATTCTACCCATTGTTATATTTCCTGAAGGGCCTGCTAAAGCCTCTGAAAGTCCCGGAAGTATGGCTGCTACACCAGAGTTTAATTCTGGAAGTGTAAAGTAATTAGATGCAACCTGCAGTTTGGTGAGTGTGCCTTGATTGGTTAACCCTGATAAATCTGATGGGTTTCCTGCTACTGCAGCAATTTGTGCACCTGTTGGTACACCACTTGAGTTTTGCAAAGATATACCAGAAGCAGATAATACAGCTCTTGTACCATCTGTTGCAATTGCTGTAACAGTATTTTGGCCCATAATTGTACGACCATCATTTGTTGTGGTATTAGAATCTACCACTAAATCTTGAGTGAACCTAGTAGAGTTAGATATTATAGTAGAGCCGTTACCCGATATTAATAAGTCAGATCCGTCTGTTCCTAAAGCAACATTAGGTGCAGTATCACCAAAAACAATACTAGACTCCGAATCTTTCATGTTTATGGCACCATGCACATTTAAATTCCTAGGATCATTATTAGGATTGTCTGTCCCAATTGTAACGTCTCCAGAATCAATTAATAAATCTCTTGTAATTTTTAAATCTCCAATTACTTGAGTTTCAATTTGTTGTGCCCCTGTTAAAAATGTAAAAGATGTAAAAGCAACTTGACCACCTGTATATGCTTCATTTAATGTTACATTAAAACAAAATTCTGTGTATTTATTGCTACCATTTGTAACGTATTTACTATCGTTGGCTGCAGGTGATGTAGCAGTAAATGTAGGTGCATTAAAAGAAGTTACGGTGCCCGTGTAGGTAGCCCCACCCAGAACACCGGTAAAAGTTGCTGAATTTGTTGCAAAGTCAGCAAGATCATAATCAAGGGCGAACTGCCCGTCATTATAATCTCTTATGATTAAAAACACTTGACCTGTACCAAGTGTATTTAAATATATATCAGCTCCGGTATTTACCGTAGAGCTTTTTAGCACTACATTTGAAAGCGTTGACCCTGCAAGAGTTCTTACAAGTGATTTTTCAAATGCTGTACCTTCTCTGTTTACTGAAAGAAAGAAGCCTAAAGGTACTACATCAGGTATAGCGGCCGTTGTTTGGTCGCCCGTTATGTAGGCTTTTAGACTGTCTATAGTATAATTTTTAGTTGCTAATGCGGAACTTGAGTTTGCATCAGTACCCAAAAGCTTATCACTACCTTCTACAGTAGAGTCTATGGTATATGTACTGATCCTAGCCATTATTTATTCTTTAGTTGTGTTCCGTTAGCACTATCTTTTATTCTTTTAGTTACCGGCTTCATGCAGTTATAGTCTGACGCTTTATCAGACTTAATCTTAATTCCAGGTAATCCGTTGTATAAGTTTAATCCTTCCATCTTGTTTCTTTTTATGCGTCAGTTATTAATGCAGCCACTACAGCGTTAACTTTTATAGTATCACCGGTTGCAAATTTATATGATTGTTGTATGCCTTCTGGCGTTTTGAGCATTATTATTTGATACTCAACGCCTCCACTTGTTACAGTTATAGTTGCTGTAACACTGTTTGGTCTAACCTTAACATCAAAAACTAAATCGGCAAGAGTTGTATTGTAAGTACCGTTAGCATTTTTGTTAGGGCCATTTGTCATAAATTCTCTTAATACCACACCTGTTATGCTTACACCATTTGCAGGTACTGCAGACGAGTAAGTTACTTCACCAGTTGTACTATTAATAGAAGGAGTTATAGCTAAAAATCCCATTTTTTATTTTTTTTGTTTGTTAAATTTTTTAATTGCTTGGCTATATACTTTGTCTATGTAACGTTCACGTTTCATTATTTTATTACGTTTAGTAGACTCAGGTAAGCTTTCTTCACCTATAAGTATCTTATATACTCTTGTTATAAGATGCTTTCCTTTGTAGCTTATTTTATATTTATTATGATCTCCTATTCTGCCTTTGCCCATATGTACTTTTTCAATCCAGCCTTCTTTCTGCAATCTGTAAAATCTTGTTTTATCCCAAGAATAATACAAAGTACCATCTTTAAAGTCTTGAATTGTAAAATACACTATTGGATCTAAGTAAAATAAAAGTTCTAAATCTGCTACACCTAAATTATTATTTACACAAGCCCATCTAGAAACTAACCTATAATTTTTTAAAAAATCTACTTTTAACTCACCTCTTTCAATAAAATCGGATCTGTCCATTATAGGATGGCAACTATGTCTCGTAGAGATATAACTTTATGTATTTCATTATTATACTCTACCTCATGACCTGCTACTTTGTCATATAATATTTTTTGCTCTGTTTGTATAGAATCAGGGCCAGAAGATATAATAATACCTTTTTTGTATCTTATTTCTTCATGCTTATCTGCTAACTCTAAACCACCTGCTGTTTTTTTATTTTTTTCAGCAATGTCTTTAATAATCAAATAATTACCTATTGCTTTCATTCTTCTCTGACATTTGAAATTACACAATCAGTTGAAAGAATAGTTGCAGCAACAGACACGGCATTATTCAATGCTGTTTTTGTAACAAGTAAAGGATCGACAATTCCAACATCAGTCATTCTTTTTACACAGCCACAGGTAACATCAACGCCTTCTCCCCACTTAGTTAAAGTATAGGAAGCAGGTTGTAAACCAGCATTAGTAAGTATTTTGGTAAATGGTGCTGCAAGTGCAGACTGCAATATCTGTAAACCTGTTAGCATGGCTCCGTTTAATTTCATAACTCCGGTATCCATCACTGCAGCATACGCAAGGGCAGAACCACCACCTGGTAGTATACCTTCTTTCTTAGCTGCACGAACTGCGTGTATAGCATCATCTACTCTGTCTTGTTTTTCTTTTAACTCAACTTCTGTATCAGCGCCTACATATATAACAGACACTCCACCTGAAAGTAAAGCTAATCGATCATTTAGATGTTTAGTCATTGCATAATGATCTTCTTTGTCAAGAACAGTTTTTAAATACTCAACTCTCTCTTGCACTTCTTTTGGTTTGTCTTCAACCATAAGTACAGTACCGTCTTTATCTGAAATGGCTTTATCAGCCGACCCTAGCATGTCAGGGGTGATCGAATCAATAGAATCACCCAGTGTTTCATCAAACACCTTAGCACCGACAAGCAACGCTAAATCTTCTAGTATATCTTTTCTCTTAAGTCCAAAACTAGGAGGATCTATTACGTTGACCTTAATGTTGCCTTTAACCTTATTCATTGATAGCGCCGCTAGCGGTTGCGACTCTAAAGGGGCAACAAGGAGTATTGAGCGATTGGACTTAATCGCGTACTCCAAGATTTCTTGTATTTTCCGCATATTAACAATATCTGATACGCTAAGGAAAATAAGAGGATTGTCAAGTTCTGTTATTTCTTTTTCATTATTTGTATAAAAATGAGGGGTTTTACTTACAGAACCAATTTTAGTACCCTGAACCGCTTTTATGAAAGTATCGCTAGTAGGAGAGCTCTCCATTGTAACTACACCATTATCTCCAGCTTTTGTAAAAGCTTCAGCTATAGTTTCACCTAACTCTATATCGTTATTAGCAGATATAGTAGACACTTGCATTAGTTTATCTTCTTCAACAGGTATTGCTTTTTTATTTAATATCTTAATGATATGTTCTTTGTAAAGCTCCATACCTTTTCTTACATCTCTAAAAGAGTGCTCGAATGCTTTTTCAGAATAGTAGTAATCGATGATAGCTTTTGTAAGCACTATAGAAGTTGTTGTGCCGTCCCCTGCTATTGCAGCAGTTTTCTGTGCGGCTTGCTTCATCATAGATACTGCAAGATTTTCTATTGGGTTCTGTAGTAAAATACTATTTGCTACAGTAACGCCGTCTTTTGTTACCTGCGGACCTCCGAAGTCGTCTTCTATAATAACAGTTTTACCGCTGGCTCCTAAAGTTGAACCAACGGCATTTGCTATCTTGTTTATTCCTTTAATTAGTTTTTCTTTGGCTTCACCGTCAAAATACATTTTTTTGACAAGCTTAGGCCCACCGAATTGTGCCATTTGATTTGATTTAATTTATATAATTATATTAACAATTCCACTTACGTCTTGCAGCTCTACCTCTTTCTGAGGTCCAGCTTTTAGACCTAGCGCAGAATGACTTTCTACGTTTTGCAGCCTTGCTTCCTCTTTTTAGTTTAGAAGGAGGAGTTGTAACCGCTGTCTTAAGTTTGCTACCAGGATTATCTCTACGATACTTAGCAACACCCTTACTAGTCATTCCGCCGCCGGCTTTCTTGCCTTTACCACCCTTTTTGTTTACTTTAGCGTAATATCCAAGCGACTTTTTTTTAGAAGGTGCAGGTGGCTTACGTCTTTTTTTAGGAGGCATTAATTTTAACCTAGTATATTTTTACCACTAGAACGATTTGAACCAAGACCCATTTTTATACTTGAAGTCTTTTTACCTTTTGATTTTTCTTTTTGTTTTCTGTAGTATTCTAGTTTTTCTTCTGTAGTCATACCTTCAGTACCTAACTTTCTTTTTTTTCCTTCTTTTCCCTCGTGTCCCATATTTGCAGGAGAATGGCCCATATTAGTTGGAGCCGGTTTACCGTAGTTAGTAGGATGACCCATATTTAGCACTGCATCATCGTTTTTGAAGGTTCCTTCGGTGTCTACTTCTTTAGAACCGGGGTTCATTTTAAAAATTGGTGTGTTCATAATTTAATATTTACGTTTTGTTTTAGTTTCTTTTTTTGTTCCTAAACCGTCGTTTCCGCGATTCTTTTTTATTGTTTTAAATTTACTATCTTTGTGATCGTAATCTTTACCGGCCAGAGATCTACCCGCCTTCTTAGCAGCTCTACGTTTCTTTTGGCTATCTGCTCTTTTTCTTTTACGAGCTGGTGAGTTTGCATAACGCAAATCTCGTTTAGCCTTAGCCGCTCGGGCTTTAAGGGTTAATTTCTGACTCATTATTCACAATCACATTTATCTTTACCACAGCTGCATCCCTGCATCATTGTTAAAGCTTTATTTCTGTCATCAAAATCAAGAGCAGCTTTAAGAACAATTTTGTCCATAATGTCGTCTTGGTTTTCTAACATTTCTTTTTGCAAGTTAATTACCATGTCTTCCAGATCATCTTTACCCTGTGTTAACATATCTATCTTAAGTTGCTTCTTTTCTATTTCTGACTTGAGTGAGTTTACATCATCTGGTTTAGATCCAGTGATGGTACTTATTACAAGTCCTATTGATGCACTTATTGTGCCGATAAGCATCATTACTACTTCTTTATTTGTGTCTAGTACAGGAAACTGTATCAGTACAACTATAATTCCTATAATAAAAAGGAATATAAACAACGACCCGATGTAATGACGGATTTCTTTGGCTACGCCGTTTCTTGGAAGTTTCATTTTCTCTTTTTTCTTTTGGTTGATTTTCTGCGTATCTGAGATGTCTTTCTACCCATGCCTACGCGCTTTTTCTCGGCTACTGCCCGTTTCTTTTCCGAGGGTGACATTTCACTCCAAGTCTTAACGGTTTTACCGGATACACGCCTTGAGGGCCTACACTTCTTAGTATTCTTATTTTTACGCGAACCGCATACATTACCTTTTTCGTCGGTCCACTTTTCTTTAAACCACCTTTTAAGTGCTAGCCCTTTCTTAGTTTTTCTTACTGCCACCTTTATGCACTTTTTGTATAGGAAAGCTTGCATATATAGAAGCCCCGGGGTGCTTTACAAACTTACCTGAGTGCTTCATTAATTTATATTGTCTACCAGATTTCATCCAGTGGAATCCTGCAGGTGCTTTTACTCTTTTCATCTTGGAGCACCGAACATATTAATAGCCCCACCTATTCTTGCACGTTTCAGTCTTCCTAACCTGCCTAAAAATCCGCCTCTCCTTCTATTTTGACCCATTTGTGCTGCTGCAGTTTCTTGCGCGGCTGCTGCTGCGCCTTGCACTTCTCCACCACCACCACCAATATTGTGTGCTTCTAGTGTACTAGCAGCTTCTTGTATCTTACTTATATCATCTTGAAAGTACAAAGGTGTGCCTGAGTTTACTGCTGAATCAGCTTTTCCTTTTGGATCAATTTTTCTTTGAACGCCTTCTGGTAATGATTCGAACCCTTCATTAAAATCTAATGGCGTGCCGCAAGGCTTACTATTAGGACTCGTTCCTGGAGCGCCTAAACTTTGTGGTCCTATTCCGTTTTTCATATTTTCTTTTTTTATTTTAAGAGTATGCTGTTATTTTAATTACTGGAGGACTAACAAACTCTACTCCAGATCCGCCACCGCCAGCGTAATGATACACTCCATTCATATAATACCTATAATTTGAACTGCCATAGCCAGACATAAAAACTTTAAAAGCCCTAGCACTGGTCCACGAAGCAACCTGCCCGGTAGCAATACTATCTGTTCCGTCTATATTTATAACTGCCTGAGGAGACACATTCATTTCATATGTGTATTGCTGCAGCTGAGTTCTTTTTGTTTGAGTTATTAAAGTATTATCTAAAGCTACGTAATAAGAGGGTGAAATATGAGTGTCATTGGGATAATACCTTAATTGCACCGCAGCTTCATAATAAACTTTAGTTGTACCCGCGGGTGGAGTATAAGATACAGCACACCCGGTGTTTTCTACAAATGAACTTGAAGTAACCGCAGTAATATTTGTTATATTAGGAGCAGTAAAATTACCCGCACTTGTAGTAACTGTTTTACCATCTGCGTAGTAAACGATCTGCTCTAGTATATTACCGAACGATGCATCTATTAAATTCTGCTTTACTTTAGTCCGGCTCATTTTTTCTTACGTTTAGGTCCACCTCTTTTACGGCACTTAGCAATAGCACCCGAGGCATATGCCGATGGAAATACTCTATATCTAGACTTCACGCTGTGGTAGCAGGCGTCTTTTTTTGACCCCGTCTTCTTTTTTGCTTTGCTTCTTCTTTTTACCGGCATATCAGTTTATTTTTTTATTCGCTTCTAAGAATCCTCTTTCGTATTCTAGTTGTTTTTCTAGCTCAAGTATCCTGTCCTCAATTTCTGCTATTACAATTATCTTCTCATCTAGCCTGTCATGTACTAAATGAATCTCATCTTTAAGCGCAGTAAACTCTGCAAATATCCCACCGGCTGTAAATACAGCAACAATAAAGGATATTACGATAGATAAGTTGTTTTTAACAAATGTATCAGGCATATTAATTAATTTTATTTCGTATATAGAAGTATTGTATTACACATATGTATATGATAATCAAGTATATAGGAAAGTCAATATAAAATATACCCCATATATGATAATAAACATATAGTTTTTCTACTAATTTAGTAACAATTACATATATTCGTCACATATATGACAATGACATTCCATTTTATTACAATATATTGCAACATTGTCAATAATTTATAGTTATTATCACACATATGACAACAATTACTACATTTTATCACATTATATACATATATCTCTTGGATTATACATATATATAACAATAATATATATTAATATTTTATAGTATTTACTTTACATTATTATATATTCAATGTTTATTAATGTTTATTAATAATATAATGACAATACTTTATATTACTTAAGTTATATTTATATATATATATAATATAGTGCAATATTTATAATTTGTGACATTTTAATAATATTTATATATATTTAATAAAAAGTACACAACAATATATATATAAAAGTGATAATATAAGTGTAATTAAAATAATAATAATCTTAATAAAAAAATATAAAATGTCAAATTTAAAAAATTTAAAAACTAATCACTATATTTCTAAAATATTAAAAGTTAAAAAATTAAAATTTAAAAATAATATTTACTTTGGATTTTTAATAAATGACTTAAATAATATAAAATTAAAAGATAAATTAGAAATAGAAAATGTTATAGAATTTAATTCAAAAGGTTTAACATTTATAAATAAAAAATATATACAAAATTCTACTTTAAATAATTTTTAAAATAATATAAAAAAGTACACTACAAAGTTTATAAAAAAGTGATAATATAAATGTAAATAAAATAAATATGAAATATATAACTTATAAAATTAATAATGATTTCTTTGAATTAGATTATAATAATTATAAAGAAGAAGAAAAAGAAATGTTAAAATATATTAAAAATAATAATATAAAAGATTTTAAAAAATTAGAAAATAATAAAGATTATAAATATAATATATTTAAATAAAAAATAATAATATAAAGTAGAGGATTTGAATAAACAATTTTCTGTAACTACTATAAAAACTGTTGAATTAAATTAAATTAATTTTAAAATAAATAAAATAAAAATAAAATAAAATAAAAAAATGATACAAAATAATTTTTCAGTACAAATTTACGACGGAGAAAGTGATAATAAATTAGATATATTATATATAAATAATATTATAAATTTAGATGATAATGACAATGATTTTACTAGAAAATTTGAAGAAGAATTATTAGATGAAGAATTAAAATTTGAAGGATATAATATAAGTGAAATATATTATTCAATACTATAATAAATAAAAATAAAAAATATGAAAAGATTCCATTGGAATGTAGAAACTTTAGATTTTTTTCAACTATTAAAAAATAGTGAAGGAAATGAAAAAATGAAACAAAGTGTAGAAATGTTTGTTTATAATGAATGTGATTTAGAAAATAATGAAAGTTATGAAGATTTAATTAAAGATTTATTATATCAAATTGAAAATACAACTTTAGAAGAAATAGAAAATTTAAAAAAATAAAATATGAATAATGAAATGTTAAAAAGAATTTATGATGAATTAATAATTTTACATGATTTCTATAATGATTTAAATGATAAAGATGGATTAAGAAATGTAAGTTTCTTATTAGATGAATTAAATAAAAATATAAAAGAATAAAAATATGACACAAGAACAAATTGATAGAAATGAATTAATAAAATTTATTTTAAAATATGATCCAGAAAGAGATTTAGAATTTTTAAAAATCCAATCTCATATGGAATTAGAAGATATAAAAGAAACAACAAGAGATATGTATCTAAAAATTAAACCAAAAGTAAAAAGTGTTGATGACTTTGATTTAGATACTTATATTGATTTCAATAAAATAGTTGATGATTTTGAATTAGATAGTGGTGATTTATCTCCAGAAGATTTTTATAAATTACATGAAATCTTTGAAACATTTATAACAACAAATAAAAATGAAAATCAATTTAGAAGATAATAAATAATATATAAAAAATAAATAATATGATTATAATAAATAAAATAACAGGTAGAGATGTTTCCAAAGAGTATTTAGGATTAATGCAAGGAATAATAACAAATGAAGAATTTGAAACAATTACATTAACTCCGGGAAAAATTGGAAGTTGTGAATTATTTAATTAAAAGTACACAACAAAAAAAATTAATAAGTGATAATATAATAAAATAAATATGGTACAATTAACAAAACAAATGATTGATGATAAATTAAAGCAAATTGCTATACATGAAAACCGATTTGGTGAATGTACAATGACTCGAGCAATGAAAAAATATTGCACAAATGAAAAGTACAGACAAAATGTAAAAGATTTTAACAAAGCAAGTATTGAAACTATTAAAAATTATATAAGATATGTATAGAGATGATTTAGTATATGAGTTTAACGATGATATGTGGAGTTTATATCATGATGGTACAATTAATGATAGCGATGATTTCACAAGAGAAACGCATCAGTGGTTAGAAAATAAAGTAATATACAGAGATGATTGTAAAAAATATTGTAATGAATTAGATGCAGATATATTTGAAGATCATCATATATTTGGTCGTGCAAATAACTGGTTTGAAGCAGGTTACAACGCTGTTTGGGATTTGTTACATGATCATGATGATGCATTAAATTATAACGAAATGAAAGCACAAGAATATGAAGCTGAAAATGCATAAAGTTTGGAGATTATACTTATTAGATAATAAAAGTATAACTGAAATAAGTAAAGAATTAAATATAACAAAAAATAAATTAAAATTAAAATACGGATTAAAATGAGAAAATTAGAAATGACTATTAGAATTGTTGCATTAACTTTTATATTGCCCAGTATATTTATTATTATGTACCACGGTGTATATCTAAATAAATTTACATTATATAATGTAGGAGGTGCAATATGAATTTAAAAAGAATTAAAGAATTAAGAAATATTACGCATGATGCACAAACTAAAATGGATCTTATTAGCAAAAGAATTATGCAAGGTGGTTTATCACTCGATCAACAAATACTACACCTTGATAATTTTACTGCAAATCAAACCAGACATATGCTTAGTAATGAAGAACTAATTAAATTATTAAAAAATGAATAAACAAGAAGCAATACAAAATTTAGCTGATGAAATTGCACCGGTTATTAGTGAACAAATCCAAGAAACAATTGCATGGCAAACAGATGGCCATGAATATACTGAACATTTATCAGGCGATAGATATATAGAATTTGTAAATGAATTAAGAAATAAAATAATACAAGATTTATTATGAAAAGTACACAACAAAATAATTTAGCAAGTGATAATATAAGTGAAGAAATTAATGAAATGTTTCTTGAATTACAAATAAATAAAACAGATTATAATGAATAAACAAAACACAAAACTAGAAAACTATCTAGAATTAAAACAAAAGTATGACAGAATGCAAAACTTAGTTGATAGCTGGGCCTTTGATTACTCGATTGAAAAGCTAAAGCCTTTGCTTGATGATGGCTTTGAAGGTAATGATTTAATTGAATATTTTACTATTAGATTAATTGATTACATTGAAAACAAATATGAACCAACAAAACCAACTGAAGATGGCGGGAAATAAATTTAACACAGAATTTGCTATACACAGACCAGATCGTTACAGAATACAATTTCAAGATCAAGATGGTGTTGTGCAAAGTATGAACGGCACACCAATGCAAGTATTAAATTATATACTAAACCAACAATTATGAAATATTGTAGATGTGGCGAAATAATGCCACAAGCAAGAATTGATCTTGGCTATAATAAATGTGTGCAATGCTCTGATACACAATTATATAGTTATGTACCAATCATTGCAAACAAACAAGTACTCGAAGTACAAATCGTTGATCAAGCTACAAGTGCGAATGTGCACAGAGCTTGGCGACGTAAATAGGGCGTGACGGGTAAGTGCAAACAAAGTTCTAGAATTAGTACACTATTTGCAAACGGAGGTTCGACTCCTCCCACGTCCACTAGCGCGGTAGAGCAGTGGCCAGCTCGCAGGGCTCATAACCCTGAGGTCGGAGGTTCGAATCCTTCCCGCGCAACTAAATTAAAATTATGACTAAAGAACAAATTGACTTAAGAATTGAATCAAAGCTGATTGGCAAAATGGCTAATCACAGATTAATGGTACGTGATCTATTTAGAAAACGACATAGAGGTGCATTTCCAGAATTAAATTCTCACCAATGCATGTACCATGTAAACGAATTACGTGCATGGCTTAGAATAGCACAACTTATTGATGAAGCTAAATATAGAATGCCAAGTTGTCCAGCTGAACCTTATGAAACTCATTATGCAAAACAATTAACTAAAAATAAATAAATATGACTGCAATTGAAAAATTACAACAAAAATTAGACATTGAAATTATGGATTTCAATTCAAATCATACACACTATGATTTAGAAATTAGTACACGTATGACGGCTGACGGCTACGATGTATACGTTATGACAAATAGCTCATTTGAAAATCAAATTGATTGGGAAAATGATGTTTACTATTATCAACCATCATTTGATGACATTATGTCACGTATAATGGAATTAGACCCCGGTGATAAAGTGTATACAGATGATCTAGAAGAGTACTTCCCTGATTATGAAATTGAACAATGGATTAATGATAACGAAGACGCTGATGACTAGTGAACAATTAGAAGAGCTTGCGCGACTTATTGCAACTAAAGTAATAAATGCATTGAGAGAACCATTACCAGATCCTACATTTCATACAGAAATTGATCAATTTGGTAATATAAAATACTTTGATCGCAAAGAAATAATTGAATTACAATTAAAACAATTAAGTGAACAACGTGAAAAATTATTAAATGAAGAAAAATATGAATTATTAATTGAACTTGAAGAAATATATGACAAACTTAAAAAAGAATATGACAACCTTTAAACCTATGCTGGCACACCCAGTATCAAAACAAATTAATTGGAAAAATGAAACACACTTTATTCAACCAAAGCTTGATGGCGTGCGATGTGTTATTACAAGATACGGAGCTTATAGCAGAAACAACAAGCAGTTCCACAATTGTAAGCATATACTCACTGAGCTTAAACCACTCTTTGCCGATAATCCTTATCTTATTCTTGACGGCGAGCTTTATAATCATAAGTTCAAAAACAATTTTAATAAAATAATTTCTCTTGTGCGTAAACAAAAACCTACACAACAAGATAAATTTGAAGCAGCAAGTTATCTGCAATTCCATTGCTACGATTTATTTTCTGGTCATCTAAAGTTTATTGATCGTACACTTGCTATTACAAATCTTAAAAGCAAATACGGCCTTAAGTTTACTCATAGTGTCAATACTAAAGTAGTATTTAATGATAAACAACTAAACAAATACCACAAACAAAACAAAGCGAACGGCTACGAAGGCTCAATGCTTAGAACAAACAGCTTATATGAACAAAAACGAAGTTACACATTGCAAAAAATTAAAGACTGGTCGGACACCGAGATCACAATCACTAATTATATTGAAGGCAAAGGCAAATTCAAAAATGGCCTTGGCAAATTTATCGGTGTTGATTCAGACGATAGGCTAGTTGAAGTACCTTGGCCATCACTTACAATACTTGATCGTCAAGGTATATGGCACAACAGAGCAGCCTATATTGGCAAACAACTAACCTTTGAGTATTTTGAGCGCACACCATCGGGTGCATATCGTTTTCCTCGAGCTAAAGCAATGCGCAGTTATGAGTAAACTTATTTGGGAATTATATAACACAAATCAAATTAGCGAAGAAGTCGCACATACATTATTAGATAAACTATATGAATAAAGCAATTAGATTAACAAATGCGGACGGCAAAACAACAAAATTCAAACCATATCAAATAGGTAATTTACCTAAAAGCTTTGATAAAAATAAAGATAAATATTTTAATAAAGCTGGTATTACTTATATTGAAGAAAAAGAGGCCCATTGGTCTAGCTTCTTATGAAAATAAAAATTGGTAATAAAACTATTTTATGTACTAGAAAAAAAGATCATAAAGATTTTTTGTTTGAAAGAATTATGCAGTTAAGAAATGAAATTATTCAAGAAGTTTTATTATCTTCGCAGAGTGGTAGAATACCTGTTAAAATTTTAAAGCATAAAGCAAATATGATTAGAAAGTATAGTAGAAGATTAAAAATATTAGCATGAGTAAACTTGGAAAACTTATTATTGACTGCCCAAAGTATGGCCACGACGAGTATTTAATCAATACCGAAGTTGCTATACATGTACAAGAAGCAGACGTCACACGCATTTTAAAATACTTTTCTGACGAGGCAATAATCGATTTTAAAAAAGTATGCTAAAAAAAAATATAATTAAATGCAGCCAATGCAACCAAGAATTTCCTGGCGGGTTTGAATATAGACAACACTGGGAAGAAAAACATTTTTACCCGTATTTAAAAAAAAATTCATTTAACTATGAACAAGCAAAAAAAGACTTTGATAAGCAAAATTTGGAGAATATGGGCTAAAGCATTAGGTGAAAAAGCCGCAGAAAATGCAGACACTGTAGCATTTGTGAGAACGTTATTAATAGCGCAGGCTGTTATAACAAATATATTAATATCAATTAACATTTTAATTAACTGGTTATGAGCGCAATAAAACAATACAGACATTTGTTAAAAACAAATATTTTTAATGTCCGTGATAAAATTAAAGCAGAAAGAAAAATTAAAAAGAAAAGATGAAAAACTTTAATAAGAAAATATTTTCATTAAATATATCTTCTTTACAAAAAGTTAATTCAACTATACCGCAAAAATATTTTAATTTAGCTATCAATATAGCCAACAGCTTTTCAAAAGAATACTCTTCAATTGGTGTTATGAATACTAATGATTTAATACAAGAAGCTTGTTTTGCTTTAGTTAAATCTTGGAAAAACATTAATTGGAAATATATAGATAGTATAGAAGATAAGTTAGATCGTAAAAAATCAGTAACTAACTTTTTGAAAAAAAGTATTAATGGTTTAGTTAAAGATGAAATTAAAAAGAATATGGACGGTACTAAAAAACCTATTAAAGGAATATGGGATAATAAAACTAAAACTCGCAGAACTGATGTGTTTGGCTTTTTATCTATATTGTTCCCAAATTGGTTTGACAACAACGTATTAACTTTAATAGAAGATGAAGTTTATGATTATGACTATGAGCAGCTAAGTAAATACTTAGAAACTTGGCTAGATAAGCATGAACCTAAATACAAAGAAATGATCTTAATGTTATATGGTATAGATGATGTTTATTCTAAACCTAAAACAATTTCAGAAATAGCTATTAAGTTTATGATGAAACCAGAAGCAGTACGAAAACAAAAAGAAAGATTAATTAAGCGGATTAAAGCTAATGATCAAGCTCTCAGTGAGTTATCGTATTTCGTAGTGACGCACGGTATTAAATCGTCATCGCTGGTTTATGATTACGCAGCAAATAATTTAAAAATTTACGCAGATTAAAGTCACTTTTGACTAAAATTGCACTATATTATATATACCTTATGGATACATTTAAAAGTAAACTTAAACTAGTAAATGATAATGTTGACACATTATCCTATATAAAACACTCTAATGATTCTATTAATATAAGTGCCGATCTTAAAATGAAAGAAGGCAATTACAATATTAATAATAACAAGGCTGTATCTTCTTCTAAAGAAATTAATTTATCTTTTAACAGATTAACTGGAGCAGGCGTCAATACTCGTAATAATATATTAAATGAGTATAACAACATTGAAAAATTAGAAGACGTTAATTCAGGCTTTGCTAAATTAGAAAGCTGTTACAAAAGAAGAGTCTTTAAAAAAAATGGTATAATTTATGATTTACTTAATTAAAGTACACAACAAAATATGAAAGCACGTGATTATATAGATGAGACTGTAAGTTATACTACTGGCGACGGCATTATTACTTACTATAAAAACGGAATATATTATAAACATAATTTTATTGAATCAAATGACAACAGCAGAAAAACTAAGTAAAATTCAAATTGAATTTAAAGCAAAAAAGTCTAGGTTTAATTCATTTGGCAAATATAACTTTAGATCAGCTGAAGATATATTAGAGGCATTGAAACCTATGAATGAAAAATACCGAGTGTATTTTACAATTAACGAGCAATATTTGCATACAAACGGTTTGCCTATTATTGAAACTAAAGCAAGCATGTTTGATATTGATGATAATAATGCTATACATTCAACATCAGTTGTTGGTGTAGACTTACATCAAAAAGGTATGGCTACTCCTCAACAGTTTGGGAGCGCTTCTAGCTATGCAAAAAAATACGCGTTAGGTAATCTACTATTAATAGATGATACTGCGGATGCGGACGCTACAAATGATCATGGGGCTACACGCAAGCCTAAGATTACTTCTAATAATATTGAAAAAGCTAAAAAATTCTTATCAAATGGTGGTTTATTAAAAACATTACAAGATAAGTATGATATAGAGCCTACAGCTCTTAAAGAACTTCAGAATGAATAAACAAGAGACATTAAATAAGTTGCGTGATGACGAGAATTATTACGGTGAGTTTGGAAAACAATACTTAAGCAATTCTGATATATCAGCACTATTAAATAATCCTCTTGATTTTAAGAAGCAAACGCTGCCTACACCTGCACTTGTTGTTGGCGGTTATTTTCACACATGCATCCTTGAGCCTCACAAGCTTGATAAGTACAAAGTAATTAAATCTAGTACGCGAAACACTAAGATCTATAAAGAATTATCAGACGGAGATATTTGTTTATTAGAGAAAGAAGCAGATGATATTGAATTAATGCGAGAAACAGTGTTGGACAACGAACTATTCAAAGACCTTATACAAGAAGGTAAAGTTGAATATGAAGTGCCTGGCTTGATAGAGCTTGAGGGCATGCAGTGGAAAGGTAAAGCGGATATTATAAATCATTCGCATCAATTAGTAATTGATTTAAAAACTACTGGAAATATTAATGCATTTCAAAGTAGCGCATATAAATACAATTACGATAGCCAAGCATATATTTATTCAAAAATGTTTGGCTATGAACTAGTTTTTATTGTAATTGATAAAAACACTAAGCAGCTTGGTTTATTTGATTGTAGTGATAAATTTATGCACTCAGGCTCAAATAAAGTTGCTAGAGCCGTACAGGCTTACCAAGAATTTTTTATAAATGGCGATGGAGATTTTAGCCAATATTATATCTCTAAAACACTTTAATTTAATTTATTTATTATGGCAAGAACAAGAAAACAAACTTGTAACGTTACAGGAGTAACAACTAGTGTAAACAATTTTTACAACAACCAAACCCATGTAAAAGCGGTAGACAATCTGCGTAGAGTTACTGGCGCTAACAAAGACCAGCTAAAAAGAATGTTTAATCAATTAGCTACTTATTAATGGCAAGTATTATTTCAGCAAACATTGACTTAACTAAAATTGATAAGTCAAAAATTTATGAAGGTAAAAAGGGTAAATATTATCCTATTACTATTGTTCTTAATGATGAGCCTGGCCAGTATGGCGATTCAGGGTATATTCAAACAGAACAAACTAAAGAGGAGCGTGACGCTAAACAGCCTAAAAGCTATTTAGGTAATGTTAAAGTAGTCTGGACTAATGGTGAAAATGTTACCACAGCTGCTAGAGAAGATGCACCTCAACAAGCTTCAATGCAAGCTCAAGCGCCTGCGGAGCCTGATCTTCCTTTCTAATGAATGAAGATTTTGATTTTGTAGACATTGAGTATAACGAAGATGGTGAAATAACTTTAATTCAAGATTAAATGAATACAACGGAGATCAATGGATTTATTATTGACCAGTTCAATCAATATGACCTTGCGGTTGGCAAAAAGGAAGGTATATGTCCTAAATGCTCACATAATAGGAAACCTGAAAATCGTAAAGCCAAATGTGCAATGTACGATTGGGAACGTGGTCTTGGCACTTGTATGAATTGTGATGAAGTATTTCAATTGCACACCTTTAAACGTAAAGGTGGTAGCGATAGAGTTTATATCAGACCTGAGTGGAAAAATACTACTGAGTTATCTGATAGGGCAATTAAATGGTTTGAGGGTAGATCTATATCACAGTCTACCCTTAATCGTTTAAAAGTATCTGAGGGAATAGAATGGATGCCTCAAACAAGTAAAAATGAAAATACAATACAATTTAATTATTTTATAAATAACGAATTAATAAATATAAAATATAGAGATGGTAGAAAAAACTTTAAACTTGTTAAAGACGCAGAAAAAGTATTTTATAATCTTGATAATATTGTTGGGCATGACTGGTGTGTTATTGTGGAAGGTGAAATGGATGCTTTATCTTTATATGAAGTTGGCATACATAATGTTGTATCCGTACCAAATGGTGCTACACTTAACAGGCTTAACCTTGATTATCTTGATAACTGTATTGAGTATTTTGATGATAAATCAAAAATCATACTCGCTACAGACTCCGATGAAGCTGGTCAAAACCTACAACAAGAACTTATACGTCGCTTGGGGGCGGAAGTATGCTGGCTGGCAAGTTTCTCAGAGTATAAAGATGCTAATGACCTTCTTATTGCTAATGGCAGGAACGCTCTTGTCAATGCTATACATAATGCACAACCCGTTCCTTTAGAAAACGTAGTAACAGTAGGAGATATAAATGATGAACTTGAAGAATTTATTTATGAAGGTTTTAAACCTGGGTATCAAATCGGTCTTGATAACTTTGATAGCATATTCAGTACTTACACAGGGCAATTCATCACCGTTACAGGAGTGCCTAGCTCTGGCAAGTCTGATTTTGTTGATAGAATGGCGGTGGGTTACCAAATGAAGTATGGCTGGAAAACAGCATTTGCTTCACCAGAAAATAAACCAACATTTTTACACGCACACAAACTGATTAGAAAAATTGGTGGTTGGATGCCTAAAGAAAATGATTTAGGATCTGAAAAGTGGAATCGTTGCTTTAAAATTGTAAATGATAATTTTTATTTTATAGAAGCAGAACGATATGACTTAGATACAGTACTTAAAAAAGGTGCTGAATTAGTAAAAAGGAAAGGTATTAAATGCTTAGTAATTGATCCTTATAATAAAGTTAAAATGAAAGGTGCACCTGATATGTCTATACCAGATGCAACAATGGAATATTTAGCTAGAATAGAAGCTTTTGCAAAAAAGCATGATGTTCTGGTAGTTGTTGTAGCGCACCCAACCAAAATGTACAAAAGAGATGATGGTACTATGGACGAACCAACCATGTATAATATTAAGGGTGGTGGTGAATGGTATGACGCATCTTACCACGGATTATTAGTACATAGAGATTATAACAATAAATCTGTAAAGGTTAAAGTACTTAAAGTAAAATTTCAAAACTTAGGCGAGAATCAAGCGGAAGCACACTTTAAATGGAATCATGCATCAGGTGATTATATGCCTTTAGCCGATATTAGTAATGAATCTTTACCTTGGGATTAAATGGCTAGAAAGAAAAAAAATTATTCATTACCTGATTATTTGCCTTCTGACCAAGAAAATAAAGCTTACAGATATTGTGTAAGAAATAATATTAGGATATCATATAAAGGAATACAAGATGATCCAGATCATTGGCATATAGAAGTTAGATTAGGCCCTTATGTAAAAGGAGAAAAAGCGCATATTTCACCTGAAGTATACGATAGAAAAACAATAAGCTCTGCTTATTACGAAATGTGTAAATATTATTATGATAAACGTACAAGATGAATATAGAGGATTATTATCAGGAATACTCTACGGCGGAGCACAGAAAGAAGATAGAACAAACACTGGAACACAATCTGTCTTTGGAAGAATGCTTAGACATGATATGGGCCTTGGATTCCCGCTATTAACAACTAAAAAAATATATTTTGACCATGCAGTTACAGAATTACTATGGATATTACAGGGACGCACTGACATTGCTTACCTCAACAATCGCGGTGTTACTTACTGGAATGCTGATTATAAGCGATCAGGTAGAACTGACGGTACGCTTGGCCCTGTTTATGGGCATCAGCTTAGGAACTTTAATGGTATTGATCAGCTTAAAAAAATACTCAAGCAAATTAAACAAAAACCGTCATCAAGGCGCATCATGGCAAGCTTATGGAATCCCAATGATTTGGATGATATGGCTTTGCCTCCTTGTCATTACGGCTTTCAAATACATATAAACAATGGAAAACTTAACTTACTCTGGACCCAGCGTTCTGCTGATGTGTTTCTTGGGTTGCCTTATGATTTTGCCATGTATGGCTTACTACTACTTATGCTGGCAAAAGGAGCGGGTTATAGACCTGGGTGCCTTACTGCTTCACTTGGTGATTGTCATCTTTACAACAACCATGTCGAGCAAGCTAAACAGCAACTTACCCGTGATTTTAGGGATTTGCCTAGTGTGGAGGTTGACATTGGATTATTTATTGCAGAAGGAGCAGGAGACTTTATAACTATACCAAATAAAAATATGATACATTTATCAAATTATAATCCACACAAACCAATTAAAGCTAAATTAAATACATGATAGAAATTAAAAAAGGTAAATATAAAATTTATCATATTCCAGGCGTAAAAATAGGGTGTACAACAAATATTCAAAAACGCATTATTGATACGCAAGGTTATAAACCCGGTGAATACGAAATACTTTTTGAAACTGATAATGTAGCGGAAGCTTCTAAAGTGGAGCAACAATTACAAAAAGATTTAGGATACAAGGTAGATAGAAAACCTTATGAAACTTTATTTAAAAAGACTATGAATAAGCACAGTTCATCTGCAGCAACAACAACATTTAAAATATCAGCTAAAGATTTAAATGCAAATTTTTTAGCAGACTTAACAATTGAAACACAGTACGGCATATTTAAACTTGATTCAACTGATAAAACAGATTGGGTTTTATCTAACGTGCAAGGAAGTCAATTTGGGCCTAACTCTTGTTATATTTATAATAAAGCTATGGCTGAAGCAGGTGTGTTTCAAAAACTTGAAGAACCTGTTGCTAAAGAAAAATTATATTCTTACCAAGATCAATTTGAATTAATTAGAGAATGGGCTAAAAGTAGAGGTATATATGATGAAGGAGATCCAAAAACACAATTAATTAAGCTATATGAAGAATCAGGAGAATTATCTCAGGCTATACTTAAAGATGATAAAGAAGGTATTATTGACGCTATTGGTGATAGCGTTGTCGTTCTTACTAATCTTGCCCACCTTGTCGGTACCAATATTGAAGATTGTATTAGTGCTGCATATAATGAAATATCTAATAGAACTGGTAGAATGATTAACGGAACATTTATAAAAGATGCGTGATAAAATTATAGAACAAGTAATAAACAAAATACAAAAGCGATCTGATGTTGGCTTTAAAAAATATAATGTTACACTTAACGATGACAAGCAACCATTGGATGCTTGGCTTAATCATTTACAAGAAGAACTTATGGATGCTGTTAACTATATTGAAAAAGCTCGCTCAGTATTACGCGAAGAAATTGAAGAATGTTATATTAAAGATCTTAATGTTGAAGCAGAGCTCGTGTCAGCTTATCCTGAACCAGGACCTCCAGATCAATTAGGTTATAATGTAAATAAAATGTGGACAACTAATCACACTAATGAGAAGAAAGAAAAGTAAGAAGCGTGGCCCAGTAACAGCAAAGAAAATAACATACGATGGTATAAATTTTGCATCAGGTCTTGAACGCTATACTTACATGGCTTTAAAAAAAGAAAAGCTATTCGAATATTATGAAGGTGAGGTATTCCAGCTCATTGATAGTTTTGATTTTAAGAATGAATCATATGAAAAACAAGCTAACGGAAAAGGCGAATATACTAACCGAGGCAGTAAAAAAGTTTTAGGTATTAAATACACACCTGATTTTACTGGTAAAGACTATATAATAGAATGTAAAGGAAGAGCTAATGAGTCTTTTCCTTTACGCTGGAAATTATTTAAATTATGGCTTACAAAAAACAATATTGGAAAGACACTTTACAAACCGCAAAACCAGAAAGAAGTGGATTTGACAGTTCAAATGATCAAGAACAACAGAAAAAACAAGCGCGGGTAATGTATAATAGGCGAAAGCTAGAAAAAGATATTAAAAGATATATTAAAAATGACAGAATCAACAGTAACGCAATCGAAAGAATTGGAAGACAACATGGATTTTACATTGGAGAGTCACCATTCAGAGAGAGTAAAGTATCACATGAAGATGCTTAATTACTATTTAAACCAACAAAAATTATGGGGTGGGAGTTATCATTAGGGTTGTATCCAGGTGTCGTGATAGGTGCAAGAAGTTATACTAATAAAACTACTACAGATCACGTGCTATACATACCATTTATAGAATTATGTTTAACAATATATAGAGATGAATAAAGTAGAAGAATATGTATTAAAAAAATATCCAAAGAGATTTAAAAACAAAAAAGTTTTAATAAAAGAATTTAATAATCATTATGAAATTAATCACAATAAAGATGCAAGCCCTATTATATTAAGTAAAAACATATGAAAGAATCAAAACTATTTGAAATGCAAAACAAGCTGGAGTCTTTAGGTGCAGCTGTAAACAAACTTATTAATGAAGTAGCTAATCTAAAAGATCTTAGCGTTGGTACATTAGAGTTAGTTAAAAGATTGCCTGATTATGAAAAAGCTTTAGAGATATTAAAAGATAATTATAAAAAGAAAAAAGAGAATGAGTCTATTCAAGGAGAGGATACCGTATAAACCTTTTGAATACCCAGAATATTATAATGATGGCTGGTTAAAACAAGCGCAAGCTTTTTGGTTACATACAGAAATACCTATGCAAGGTGATGTAAAAGACTGGAAAGAAAAATTAACTGTAAAAGAAAAAAATTTAGTTGGTAATATACTATTAGGTTTTGCACAAACCGAGTGTGCTGTTTCTGATTATTGGACACAAAAAGTAGTTGGTTGGTTTCCAAAACACGAAATACAACAAATGGCTATGATGTTTGGCTCGCAAGAAACAATACATGCCGTAGCTTACTCATATTTAAATGAAACATTAGGACTTGAAAATTTTGAAGCATTTTTACAAGACGACGCGACTATGGAAAGATTTGACAACCTCGTCGCTTATAAAGGAACTGAGCTGGTTGGTATCGCAAAGTCCTTGGCTGTTTTTTCTGCTTTTGCTGAAGGAGTTAGTCTTTATTCTGCTTTTGCTGTACTTTATTCTTTTCAATTAAGAAATTTATTAAAAGGTATAGGACAACAAATGAAGTGGTCTGTAAGAGATGAATCATTACATAGTAAAATGGGGTGTCAGCTGTTTAGACATATGTGCAAAGAAACACCTAACTTATTAGAAGATTGTAGAGATGATGTTATTTCAGCAGCCACAGCAATGCTCGATGCAGAAGAAAAGTATATTGACAAAATGTTTGAACTCGGAGATATTGAAAACCTTAAAGCCTATGACCTCAAGCAATTTATTAGAAAACGTCTTAATGAAAAGCTCCAAGAGCTTGGTTACTTCGACCTCGGGCAATACTTTGCATTTGACGGGCCCGCATCAGAAAGTCTTGATTGGTTTTACCATCTTACCGGTGGCCATACTCATACTGACTTTTTTGCTGTTAGGCCAACAGATTATTCTAAAGCTAATGAAGGAGAAGACTTTGAAGATATTTGGTAATTAAAATAAAATAAAATGAAATATTTGTTTGCAACATTATTGTTATTATTCTTTTTATTAATGGGAACATATACTTTTGCTCAACCGCCTGAAATATATGGGTTGTGGTATAATCAAGAAGGGGAATTTGTAGAAATTGATTACAATGATACTTTTAATAGATTTATTGTTATACCTGGTAGTAAAAAGAAAAGAATTTTGGCTAGAGGAACTATAAAATATATAGAAAAAGAATTAAGAATTTTAAGATCAGATACAACAGACGCATATAGTTTATGTTATTATATAGGAAATGAAACTATGGTTATATGTAGACCTCGATCAACCAAAGCCTGGTTATGGCAAAAATTAAAATGAATATAATTAAAAAGCAATGGCTAAAGTCTTTAGTAAAAGAAAGAAGGCTAACGCCAGCTGAAAGATTATCATCTAGATTAGGATATATGGGGTCTGCATTTATTATGCTTTCTCCATATCTTTTAAGCTATGGTAATTTAGGGGCATTTACTTATATAATAGGAGGACTATTATTAACTCCTCAAGTATGGATTGCTAAGCAATGGAATTTAGTTATTATTAATATAAACCTTGTTATAGGTTATTTAATTTATTTGTATGGCTTATGACAAAATTTTTATGCTCAGGGTGTGGTGCTTGTTGTTTAACGGCAGGAGGAAAGTTTGGTCTGCCAGATAGAGGAGATGGCGTTTGCAATAATTATGATGATAAAACTAATAAATGCAAAATATATGAGGACAGACCAGAGGTTTGTAAAATGGATAAATTTTATTTAAAAACCAAAAAATATATTCCTTTTATAAGTGAAAAATGGTTTTATAAATTGAATACGAGGGCTTGCCACGTATTAATAGACAGATATAATATAGATAAAAAATATAAAATACCTTTAAAAGATTACGATGTGGAATAACGAATGGAAGAAAGGCGAGGATTACCCTACTTGGGGTGACACTGACGTCTATAAAAAAACAATATCTGGTGGTTATTTAATAGCAGATGAGTCACCTAAAGAAGCCTACTGGCGTGTTTCTAAAACAGTAGCAAGACGTTTATATAAGCCAGAACTAGCCGAAACTTTTTTTGAATATATATGGAAGGGTTGGTTGTGTTTAGCTTCTCCTGTGCTTTCTAATACAGGTACAGACCGAGGTTTGCCTATAAGTTGCTTTGGTATTGACGTAGCAGATAGCATACAAGATATTGGAAATAAAAATTTAGAAATGATGCTCTTAGCGAAACACGGCGGAGGAGTTGGGATAGGCATCAATCAAATAAGACCCGCTGGTAAAAGAATTACAGGTAATGGAACTTCAGATGGCGTTGTCCCTTTTTGCAAAATTTACGACTCAACTATACTCGCAACCAACCAAGGTAGCGTTAGAAGAGGAGCTGCTTCAGTTAATATCAATATTGAACACGATGACTTCCTCGACTGGGTTGAAATTAGAGAACCCAAAGGAGATGTCAATAGACAATCTCTTAACTTGCACCAGTGTGCTGTCATTGGTGATAAATTTATGCGAAGACTTGAAGCAGGAGATCAAGATGCTAGGCAAAGATGGTCAAAGCTTCTCCAAAAGCGCAAAGCAACTGGGGAACCATATATCCTCTTTAAAGGTAATACAAACAAAACTAATCCAAACGCATATAAGAAAAACAGTTTAAAAGTACATATGACTAACATTTGTAGTGAAATAGTTTTACACACAGATGAAAGTCATAGCTTTGTTTGCTGCTTATCTTCTGTTAACTTAGATAAATACGATGAATGGAAGAACACGAACTTGATTTACGACTCAACATGGTTCTTAGACGGTGTGCTAGAAGAATTTATTCAAAGGGCAAAGAATATGAAGGGATTCGAGAACTCTGTACGCAGTGCGGAGAAGGGAAGAGCGGTTGGACTTGGTGTCCTTGGGTGGCACAGCCTATTACAAAAAAACGGAATATCTTTCGAAAGCTTATTAGCTCAATTCAAAACGCGAGAAATATTTTCAAAAATAAAAATTGAAACTGAAAGAGCATCAAGAGCTTTAGCTGAAGTATACGGAGAACCTTTGTGGTGCGCAGGAACTGGTTTTAGAAATACACACTTAAGAGCAGTTGCCCCAACCGTATCTAATAGCAAATTAGCAGGTAGTGTATCGCCGGGCATTGAGCCTTGGGCCGCTAATGTATTTACAGAGCAGTCTGCTAAAGGTACATTTATACGTAAGAATAAAGAACTTAAAAAAGTATTAAGAAAAATTGGAATCGATAATAAAGAAACTTGGGATAAAATTTTGGAAGATGGTGGATCCGTTCAAGGGCTTAAACAACTTGATGGATGGGGTTACGATCACGGAGGAAGACTTAACCAAGAAGAGGGAGTAGAACCTGTAAAAAATGTTTTTAAAACATTTAAAGAAATTAATCAGCTAGAGTTAGTAAGGCAGGCGGGAATAAGACAAGACTATATAGATCAATCAGTAAGTCTTAATTTAGCTTTTCCCTCTGAAGCAACGCCTAGATGGTTAAACACTGTACACTTTGAAGCGTGGAAGCGCGGAGTTAAAACATTATATTATGCTAGAACAGAAAGCGTCTTACGCGGTGACATTGCTGCTGCGGCTATGGATCCTGATTGCTTGTCTTGTGACGGTTAGTTGCGAAGATGAAGAAGATTATTGTATAATAACAGTAATGACTGTGTGGGATGAATCTACAGAAACATATGTAGATATAAAAGAATCTTATTGTGAATATTATTAATTAAATTTTATATTATGACACTTAAACAAAAAGTACAAAAATTAGAAGCTGAACTACTTAGTGCTAAGCAAAAAGCAGCTGATGTTATTTTAGACACAAAAGACAATGTGTTTACTCAAAAAGAACTTAAAAAAATTAGGTTTTTAGAAGCGTGGGCAATAATCGGACCTATTGCAGGTTTAGGTATTGGTTTACTATTTTAAATAATTAGAGGGGATGACGCCGTAACTGGTATCATCCCCTTTTTTTTATCCACTATAATCAAATGATCCTAAATCACTTGTATTTCCTGAAGTTGGTATTGTTGAAATAGCGATTTGTGTGCTTTGGTCATCAATTTCATTTTCTTCTTCTTCTGTTAAATCTCTAGCATCTACTGTAAATTTTTTTGTATTAGCCGTAGATAAATCATTTAACCTTTCTGCTTCAATAGCGCTGCTTTTTGTAATGCCACGTAAAGTGTCAAATCTGGCTCTAGCTTCTTGCTTAGACCCAACAATGCCTTTCATTTCCATTTTTTCAGCATATCTTTCTCTTTTAGCATCTGTACGCTTTTCAGATTCAGCATATCTTTCTTTTCTTCGCTTATCTCTGTTTTCTATTCTTTTCTTTTTTGCATCTGAAGCATCGTCATATCCAGCATACTTTTCGCTAAGAGTTCGCTCTCTTTCTTGCTCTTTTGTTGCTGAATTTTTTAAATCAATATCAACATTTGAAGCTTTTTCACTAATTTCATTTAATTTTTTTTTGCCTTTTTCAGACAAGCCTTTTAAAAATTTTTCAAACATAATTATACTTTTATTCCGTTAGCTGATTTTTCCCAAGGTAATTTTTTATGCCCCTCGAGGTAGGCAACGCCGTTATACATTATTTTTTTACCCTGAAGTCGTGGATATTGTTTGCCATTCCAATAAACATTTTGATTATCATAATTTAACTTTCCAGATTTCATATCAGCTATATGCTTTTTTTCATGGGCAATAACTTCTTTCTTTTTAGCAGCTGATAAACCTTTCTTTACTTGTATAGTTCCATCTTTATGGGCCTTGCCTAAAACACCAGGTTCTAAAGCTTCTTTTTTATCAAGAGGCGAATCTTTATCGCTAAAAATTCTTTTTTTTCTAATATCTAATAAGTCTACATCTACAGAATAAGGAGACCAACCTAAACCTAATAAAACATTTTGCCAAGCATCATTATACTCGGTGCTCATTGCATTTATATTTTCTAACTTTTTAAACACCCTATCCGCGGGTATATTAAGAAGACCAGAAACATAATTAGCTTTTGCATAGTTTTGATAAAAAGGACTGTACTTATATTGTCTCCAGTCTTGATACCTTTGAGCTTCTACAATATCACCAATCTTTTTACTAAGTGGAGGTGATATACTTAAACCTTTTTGCACAAGAGTAAGAGCACCATTGTAAACTCTTTCGCCTTTTTCTCTTTTTTGATTTTGGTCATATAATTCCATGCCAAGATTTTTAAGAGCAGCAATTGTAGCACCCGCATAACCCATACCTCTTAGTGTACCATCAAGAACACTATTAAGTGCATAAGTTAATTTCTTTTCGTCATCTTCTGTGACTTCTTCTTCGTCATCTAAGAACATAGAAAACAATGCACTTTGCAACGCAGTAAATATAAGGTTTTGAGCCACGCCATAATAAACTATTTTAGAAGCATTTGTTCTCCAATCACCTCTGCCATTAACTAAATCAAGTGCAGCTTTTTTAGTTAGCCTAGCATACTGCAATGGCGTATTAGCAAATGCTAATATAAGTCTACCAATGTCTGATGCTTGCTGTCTAGAAACTTTATCAGGCCTAGAAGACTGTTGCGATTTTTCAGCAATTTCTTGGAATTCAACCATTGTTTGCTTAATAGCATCAGCCTCAGACGCACCTTCTTTAATTAATCTGTTTATATTGTTACGATACCAGCTTGCACCACCAAAAGCAATTGCAAAGCTATCGCCATACTGAGTTGGTAAAAACCCAGCTTGCAAAAGCTTTTTATGCGTTTTAGTAAACCAATTGCTTGGCTCTGAATTTGCAAGGTCTGCAGTATTTATTTCAATTTTTAGTCCGCCTCTTCTTTCAATTAAAAAATCAGAACCAAATAATGTACTAAAATCTTTTGCAAATTGTGGTACATTAGCCATTGCTTTAGCCATCATGAAAGGATTATTAAAAGTCCAGTTCATAAAGTTAACTGCAGACAGCTGTTGTAATATAGCAGATCTAGTATTAAAAGACATAATGTTTGCAACAGAAGCATTTAACCAGTTTAAAGCCTGATTAAATTCTTTGTCTTTACCTTTCTTACGGTTAACGCCGGTTTCCATTCTTTCTAAAACATTTTCTAAAGCATCGGTAAAATCGTTGCCGTGGCGCTCTAAAATGAGTTTCATGTTTTGATTTGAAAATATTTGGTTTTTATTTTTAATAAACTCAGTTAAAAAATCAGACCTTTGAGATTTGTTAGAAACATTAGCTAAATCAGTTTGAATACTACCACCTAACCAATCAGGCGTAATAGGTGGATAGCCTTCTTTTAATTTAGTTATACTAGCAAGGTCATCTGCAAAAGCCTTTAATTTAGGGTCGCCTTGAATAACACTAAGTAAATCCACAACAGCACCTTTGCTTATACCTAAATCATATCCAGCGCCATTAAAAAGATAAGCTCTAACTGCTTGTTCTTTAGTATACAGGCCATCAAAAACTTTTTCTTTTAAAACCTTTTTGTTTTTGTATCTTTTTCTTAAAGCTTTATAATCTCTTGCTAAAGTTACTTTTGAGGTTTCATATGCACTTATACCTTGCGCAAACGGAGTCATTATATTATCTTGAAAAAATTTCATTTGGGCATTACCAATAGCACCTTTACCTAAAAACGTGTATAGCAATCCTTCAAAGTCATCTGCACCCGGCGGCACATATATATTAAATCGTCTAAATATAGAACCTCTTGTAGGCTTTTTAGATCTTAATATAGTATCAAATTCATCTTCAAGAGATTTTGTTTCTGTTTCTTTTGCTAATTGAACTTTCTTTTTAACACCAAGATCAGTTAACATTTTATCTACAGCTGCTACATTTTTAGGCGCATCATCTGCAAAAAACAAATCATTATATCCTTCAGATACCTTTTCAGCCATCCAATAAGCTTTAGCTCCTGGAGTACCATTGCCTAATCCTGTAATATTATTTAAAGGTATACTAATACCTAATGCTGATCTTAAAAAACTTTGTATAGATTCAGTTGCTGCTGCAGGTCTAGCAGTTAATACAAACACATCACGATCGCCTTTTGCTTCTGTTAATTTTTTAGCAAGTACAGCAAGTGGTCCTTTCCCCCCTTTTTTAACTTTATCAAACTCTGAAAAGTCAAATTGAGCACCAAGCTCTGCGAGCTCGCCAGATTGTTCTGCAAACTCTAAGGCTGACAAACTACCTTCTGTACCATCAGGAAGCAAATAAAGCACTCTAGATTTAGTTTTAGCAAGTGTATCGTCAAAGTCAAACACTCTGGCTTTCTTTTTAGGTGCTTTTTTATCCATTGCAACTGCTCTAGCCTTGCTTAAAATACCTAATCTTTTATTAATTTCATCAGTGCTTAAATTATTAACATCAGCGCCTAACTCGCGTAATAACTTTTCGCCTTCTTTTCTTATATTTTCTTGAGCAGCCAACACCCCGGCTTCGCTATATATAGAAAGTCTTACTTGTGCGGGCGTTTTTTCATTAATAATTTCTCTTGTAGCAAGATTAGCAAACTCCAGCCATTCGCGCTCGGTCATGTAGCTTTTAACGTAATCGTAGCCAGCATCAATTGCTTTTGCAATATTTTTACCAGCATTGTAAGTTGCTTTAACTGCTCTTAAACCACCAACAAGTACATTCAAACTAACGTCTTTTGCTGCTAATATCAAAAATGGGTCAATAGCAAAGCCTTTTGTTCCAGTGAGTTCTTTAAGCTTAGCTATAGCCCTGTCAATAATAAATTCAACTTTGTCGGTTTGCTCTGCAATTCCTTCTTGTTGAGCTTTTAGAACATCAGCAGTAACTTTGCCATCAAACCCAACATTAAACTCTTCTGCAACTGATTTGCCGTTTCTAAGTATAATTGTGTTAGGATCAATACCTCCTCTTACATTGTTAACGTTTACATTAAAATACCTTGCCCATATGTTGTCGGTCATTAACCACCCAGATGGCGTTCTTGATTTATAACTAAAACCTCTTCCATCCGGCCCTTTGCCGGCAAGTTTACTATCAAATTCTTTTAATAAAGGTCCTTGAAAAAAGTTTTTCTTAACATTTTTAAAATCTTTTTTAATATTGCCATTTATAGCGGAACTAAATAAATATTTAGCTACAGCTGAGACTGGCAAAGTGTGTTCTTCATCAAATAATGGTTTATTATTTTCATCATACATTTTGCCTATTGCAGTAAATTTTACTGGAGACGCTTTTCTTATAAAATGACCTTGCCAAGAAGATGTAGACTTTAATAAAGCAGCAACTAAAGCTGCATTTTCTTTATTAACATTACCATCTTTAACCATAAAGTTTTGAAAAATAGTAAAAATGTCTTCTAAAGCCACTAATTTATTATCTTCGTTTTTAAGCCACTCTTTATTTTTAAAGTTTTCTTTTAAAGATAATTGTTTTTTGCCATTTACTAATTTGCCATAAGCGGTTTTTTGCTTTCCAATCCACGAATACGATTCTTTTTCTTCAGCAAAAGGACCGTTTTCTGCAACCCAAGCTTGCGCTTCAGCAACATTCATAAAAAATATATTGCCAGACCGAGCTCTTTCTATACTTGGTTTTGGCTTTGGCAATTTTTTATAGTCTTTCTGTAAAATTAATTTACCATTTAAAGTTTTTACGTACTCTCCTTTAAAAATTTTAGGATCAGTTGATCCATTAAAGTTTAAAAAGAAACTTGCGGGTAATAACTTAGTTAGCCCACTAGACTTTAATTTATTTAAAAATTCTTCACGTTGAGTGTCATTATTTAAATCATAATCTTGGTGGCCAAACTCATCTGCATACTTGCTCCAATCTTTATCGTAGGCTGCAAATTCATTTTCAGAAACGTTAAAATCTTTTTGGAACGGAGACAAATTAGCTGCTACATCAGCTTTTAACTGATTTAAATCTACTATTCTATCTTGTAGGGTTTTATTGGTATTGAGTATTTTAATTGCATGTGCTGCTGCCACGGAGATAGTCATAGCCTCTTTAAGGCTTTTTTGTCTATTAGATCTTGCTTGCTTTTTAATATTTGGATCACTAAAGTAGTTTACTAATTCAGTTTTATCTATGTTTTTAAACGCAACCTTTTCAAGTTGACCATTTTTAAATACAAGCATGCCCGCCTCTTCAAAAGGGTTTGATCCCTCTTCACCTCTAGCCATTCTCATACTTTCAACTGTTAATGTGTCATAAATAGCTTCTGCATTTTCTGCTAATTTATTATTAAAGTCTTGGCTAGTTTTAGTATTTTTGCCCATAAAGGCATCAATTGAATTACGAAATTGATTAACAAAACCTGACTTTATATCTCTTTTAAAAGACTTTGAATCTACATTATAGTTTTTAAGTAATTCTTTTTCAACAGTATTGCTATCTAACTCAATACCCAAAGCCTTTGCCGAATCAATTTTTTCTTGAGCATCTTCAACAACCATTTCTTGTTCCATGGCTTCTGAAACCGTGCCTCCAGAATCGTTTAAAAGATTGTCTAAACTAGAATCATCATCTTGTTTGATTTCTTTTGTAGCTAATCTTTGAGATCTTAAGTTTTCTCTTGTACTTATAAATTTATCTAAAGTTTGTCCTTTTGAAGGATCAAACTCATTTTCTATTAACTCTATTATTTCGTTTCCTACTAATTGCTTAAAGTTATCTCTTCCTAGCCCTTGTGTCCTATCTTTACCGGCTTTGTCGTATAGCCTTTGTGTGATATACTCTATAATAGGGGCAGCAGCTTTTAAATACTCATTAGTAGCTTTGCCTCTTGTACCCTCGTTTTGTATTCTTGAGCCTTTAGTTTTTGGAGTATTGGATTCTTCCATTACTCTATCATATATAGCTTGAAGCTTATTAAATTCTTTAGGAGCACTTGCTAATTTAGCTCTTTTTGCAGTGTAATTGGCCTTTGCAACATTATATAATTCGTTATATTTCTCTTGAGTAATATTTCCGCCGTTTAATTGTGTTAATAATTCTTTACTTTTATTAACAAACTCAAGGCTAACGGCTTTAAGTCCAGTTGCATTTATATTTGTATCAACCATTCCCATAGCGCTGGTAACAGAAAATGCTAATTGCTTTTGTCTATTTGCTATTTTAAGATCAAGCATAGCTTCCCTTTCAGGATCTTTTACGCCCTCAGCTTTTAGTTTTTGAAGATTTGTTATTTCATTGGTTAATAATTCAACTCTTTTATTTAAGTAAAAATCTTGTGTTAATCCTTTACCTTGATAATTCTCTAATATGCTTCTTTCTAAACTAGGCGGATCGTAGGCAGCTTCGTTAGCGGATTGAAGTATAGTATTTTTTCTTTCTGCTAATTCATTGTATTTTTCATTTAATGGTTGTAAAGCTAAATTTTTAGCGTCTTTACCACGTACATCTCCATCTATTTGCCCTGCTTCACTTCTAATTTTACCTATTTCGCCGTTAATAGTTATTAGCTCTTGCTTTTGTTCTTCTGTAAGATTGTCAATGTTATTTAAGTCTTTAGCTAAATATTTCATTTGCTTAGCTTTAACATCATTAACAGCATTAGCTAAATACTCTAATTGTTTTCTATCAGCAGGATTACCTTCATTTAGTTTGCTCATTTCTTGGTTCAAGCTTTCTATAACTTGATTACCACGTGCTATTTCTAATTCAGTATCGCGAGATCTAAAAGGATTAAATACTTGTTTAAATATTAAAGGCGCTTTGAATACGCCTGCGCTCATAGCAGCTCCTGACGCAAAAGCTTCCATTAGACCTCTGTCAAGACTTATATCTTTGTCAAGCATAAAAGCATCTACTAAATTTTCAGAGGCTTGAGCAAGAACTTCAGATCCTCCTTCTTGTACAATATCACCAGCAACACTTTTAGCTGTTACTCCTTTAACATAATTTCTAACTGCATCTTTAAAAGAAGGTGATTTTTTAAAAGCAGATTTTAAAACGTTTAATTGATTAAATGTAACTCTTTCGCTTAAAGCCTCTGCAGTACCTACAATAGCAGGCGCAGCAAACAACTGACCTCTCGAATAAGATATTAATGGATTTTTATCCATTTCAGCCATCATTTCTGCATATTTATTACCCGCTGTAGTTGCACCCATAGCCCATAAACCGGCTGTACCGCCTGTTGCAGCCAGCGTGCCAAGTATAGGTAGTTGATTACCAACTAAATTGCCAAACCAAGTTCCAATATCGCCTAAGTCTTGAAGCTCTTCAATAGTTTTGTCTTTAGCCAAACCGCCTCTTATTTCTTCACCCATCCCAGATAATAGCTCACCTATTTTTAATCCGGACTTTTCAAAATCACCTAAATTTACATCTTCTTTAGTAATTGCATCAATGCCCCCTTCAATAGCACTAAAAACATATGCAGGTATATTTAAAAGACCACCAGTTAATTCATACGTACTAGCAATTGTTCTACCAACTATGTTTTCAACTGTCCCATAGTCTCTTCTTATTATATTATTAATTTCGTCTGCTTGATTAAGGTTTTCAATAGCCTTATTTAATTCTTTATCAGCATTTTGAAATTCTTCACTAATATAAGAAGCTTTACGGTTTACGTTTTCTTGAATAGCCTTGTATTCTTCAACGTCTTTTTGGTCTTTTAAAACTACATTGTTTAGTTTACCAACATAATCTTTTATTTTTTTAGCCTCTTCTTGTACTACCTCGTTTTTTATTAAAGCATTTCTACTATCAAGATTTCCTATATCAGAAAGACCTTTAGCAATCTTACCTTCTTCTTTTAAAAGTTTTACTTTATTATCAGACTTTTCTGCAATATTTTCAATATTTAAATTGAATTTTTTCTTTCTTTGATCTTCAATATAGTAATTTTCTGCTAAGCTATAAATTTCGTTGTCAGAAATTACCGCGTCAGGAGCTTTATCAGCTTTTAAGTCTTCTTCCGCTTTATCTAAAAAAGATTTTTTTTCTGCGTCCGCTTCTAACAACTGGCTAGGCGAAAACTGGCCAGTTTCTGGGTCAGGCATAGCACCAAACTTAGTTGTTTTAGGACTTTCGTAATAAGCTTTAAATTTTTGTTTAGCAGCTTTTTCTTCTTCTTTACTTAATACTTGTGCTTTAGCTTCTTGCCCTGTAGAGGTTAAAAAAGGATCATCAAAATATTCATCAACAAATTTTCCTTGTTTAAATTGGTATGCAAGATACTTTTGCAAATCCTCCTCGGTTTTTATATTTAGTGATTCATCGTTAAAAAGATCTTGTTTGCTCACAATATACTCTCCTTCAAATTCAAGATTACCGGTGACCGTTCCTTTTTGTGCTTTAAATCTATATTTTTTATCAGCCTCTTTTTGTTTTTCTTCTATTTCTTTTTTTACGTCTTCGGGCTCGCGAAAATCAGGCGCAGCTACTTTGCTTATAGATGTATTTTCATTAAGCATTTCTGCTTTTTTGCTATCAATAGCAGCTTGCACTTCTTGCTGGGACTTGCCTTGGGACTCCAGTAACTGGGCTAATGCAATTAATTCTTGCCTTTGTGCTTGTGTTAGCATATTATTAAATTCCGTATTTATTGCTTATATTTTTCCCTGTAAAATCTAAAGCATCTAAATAATCATCAATTGAAGGCTGACTTTTAGTAGCTTTATTTGGTATACCTAAGGCTGCAAAGTAATTTCTCATAAACTCTTTTGTATCATATAGGTCTTCTTTAGAAATGTTTATAGGTTTGCCACCGGGTACATCCATAACAAAATTATTAGGATCATCTGTAGTTTTAGAAAAACCAGCTTTAGTCTCTGTAATTTTTGCATTATTAATATTTATTCCTGTATCTTTAATTATATCTTCATAATTAAAAGACTTGTTAGTTGGACCCATAATACTTCCCCCAAAAGTTGTTGATTTATTTATTAAACCCTGAACTCTACTTAAAAGTTCATCACTAGTCTCACCAACTTTACCCCCGTCTTTTCCAGAAGCAGCCTCTTCTTTTAATTTATTTTTTGATTTTAAAGCGTTCATTATAGCAGTTTGATCTTTAGCTAAGTTAGCTTTATCACCTAAATTATTTTGTTCTAATTCTGCAACTTTTAATTTATTAGCGGCAAGAGTTTCGCTTATCATGTCGTCAACATATTCTTGCTTTTTTTCTTCTTTTAGCGCTTTTAAGTCTTCCATACTTGCGCCGTCTATTATTGTTGATACTTCTTCGTAACCTAGGCCGCTTTGTGTTGAATCAAGTAAATATTGCTTTAAGCCCATTCTTAAATCGCCATTACCTAAAGAATCAAAATAACCATTAAAGCTATTTTCGCTAGCTTCTTTAAACCAAGGTTTGAGCTGCTCTTTACCATCAATTTCAACAGTTAATGGCTCAATAGTAGATTCGTACATTGGCAGGCCTGTTGCAGGATCAGTTGTTGAAGTTACTTTTGTCATTGCAGAACCTTGTTGCGTTTCCATAACATTTGCAATATCAGCTTGTCTTTGCTCAAAAGCTGTGCTTTCAGGGGCTGTTAATATACGCGGAAGCTGTTCAAATTTTTCTATAGCAGCCTCTATAGGTTGTTCATTGCCTTGAGAATCTGTCCATGTACCCGCTAATTGCATTTTATTATTTTTATCAAACGTGTAGCTCACATCAGCTCTACCTGTGCTCATTGCTGATAAAAATTCTATTGTCTCAGGCTTATTAGCTAAAGATTGATTACCCTCTTCAACGCTTTCCATGTATGTAGCTATGTCTGCGTATAATATTTTTTCTGCGGCTTTATAAGCAGGTATTTGCGCTTCTAATGTCATTACAACCTTACTATAATCTGCAGCAGTTAAAGTCCCGTTATCTCTTGATATTTTAGCTTGATTTAGTCTATCAACTAACATATTAGAAAAATCTATTCGACTATCGTTTAGTGCTCCAGCATCATCATCAGACTTTAATATAAGACCTTCTCTAGTTGCAGCATCTACTTTATCTAAAGCCAATTGATTAGCAATTTCTTTTTGCCGTGCAATAACTTTATTTGCTTCAGACTCGCGAGCTTTTTGTATACCTTGTCCAATCATAGCGCCAAACTTCATGCCAGCCGCCATATTTCTATCTATATCTGCTTCTAAATCGTATTGTGGTACATTTGTTACCTTGTAATCAAATGCTCCTAAATTTCCGTATCTACTCATTATCAATTTTTAAATCCCATGCTCCCCATGGCACTTGCCGCTCCAGTTGCGGCTTGGGTTAAGCCTCCTAAAAGCATACCTCTTTGTTTTTCGTACGCTGCTGACTTTTGTGCGTGTGCTTGATTAGCCATTCCTAGTTTACTAGCCAGTCTATTATATTGCATACCTTGAACGTCCATTGCCCCTTGCCTACCCATAATGTCTGCTTGCATACCTGTTTGTGCTGCAAACTGATTAGCGGCGGTTGCTGCATTAGCATTAGCCATTTCTACGGCTTGATCCGTGCGGAATTGCTCCATTGAAAATTGATTTTGCACTCCAGCATTAAATTGGTTCATTTGAGCCCCCTGATTAAATTCACTAAGCGAAAATTGATTAGCAGCTTGTGCACCAAACTGAGCGGCTTGATTCATTGCACCTGCATTAAATTGAGAAGCCTGATTCATTGCACCAGCGCTAAACTGGGCTGCCTGGTTAGAAGCATTGGCATTAAATTGTTCCTGCCCTAAATCAAATTGGGAGGCTGTATTACTTTGCTTTAACTGATCTCTTTGCAGCTGCATTTCGCCCTGTGCTCTTCTCATTTCATTAGCTTTAACCTGCTGGTCTATATCTGCTGCGATCTTAGACTTTGATTTTGCAGCGGCGGCGGCTAATGCAGTTGCTCCTCCCCCACCGGTTCCAGCTTGTGCGGCTAAATCTTGGGATGCGGCCAGTGACTGGTCCGCTTCTTGCGCTGCAAGTTCAGCTCCAGCTGTCGAAACTTGTAAATTATTAAATTCATTAGTTAAACCAGTAGCGTCTCCTGTAAGAAGAGGGCCTACATTCGTGCCTTGCGCAGTATACCCTTGTGCTTCATAACCGGAAGCTTCATAACCTGTTGCCTCATTAAGTCCCGGAAGTTGAGCCGTGGCCGCACTACCAATTTTTCCTGCCTGAGCAGCAACCGGATCATAGCTAGCGCCAGTCATACCTTCAAAAGCATTTTTAAATTTAAATGCGTCTAATTTAGCCATTGCAGCTGCTTTAGCACGTTCAGCTTTTTGTGCTGCTCTTCGTTTTCTTTTTCTGCCAAATAAAGAACCAATTCCTTTTATAAGGCCACCTGCCGCTCCTGCTATTCCCGCAATTGCCAACGGAGGCAACCCGTAAACTAAACCCTCAATTTTAGGGCCAAAAAATAATAACTTTAAAACTTCTTCCATATTATTGACTTGAATAAACTGTTTCTGAATTAAGAGCAAACAGTTCAGCTTTGTTAATTGATTTATCTACTGGTAGCTTTAAGCGAATACGCATAAATGTACCTTTTGTTCCAGCAACAAGTTTAGTTGCATCCGCAACAACAGCGCCTCCAGAAACTTTATATGTTGTTTCTTCGGACACTATTGGTGCAAAGTATTTACCTTCTTTTTCTTTAAAAGGAAATTTTATTATTGTACTCATTATGCTTGATTTATTATTATAACTTGTTGGGCAACCGCGGATCCTGTAACCCTAGAATTTCCATAAGGATTTATTCTAACTTCCGCTGTTCTTGAAGAGCTTGTAGTATTGTTTTCTACATTTATAGTAAAAGGATAATTAGAGCCAGCAAAATTTATGCCATCAGGGTCAACAATTTTAGTTCCAGCAGAGCCATTCATTAATACCCAAGATTGAGTTGCGGATACTGCTATTGGTATTGTAGCCCCATTGGAGTTTGTTATACTTGTATTTGAGTTGCCTGAAGCATTAAATGATATTGAAGACACATAAGTCCCTACAGAAGCTGTCACTTCACCCGAACCTGTTATGGTAGCCGTTGCAGTAGTGTTTTCTGAAACAGCGGGTAAAACAATATTATATTGTAGATATTCTTGCGAAGCTCCATCAATACCGCCAGTGCCAACAGCTACACCTGGTACATTGTATGTTAATCCGTGCCCATTAGGCAAAAATACTTTTGTCGTGCCAGAGGCAGTCCATCTTAACGCGGCTGTTCTTTTTGCAACTGCATCATATGGACTTATTGTATATGCCGTGTTAACAGAAGTATTTACAGGTGTAGTTAATGCCCCGCTTGCTGGTGTTGCCCATGTTAATTGAGGCAATACAGTAGCAGAACCACTTATGCCTAAAGAATTATTAGTTGCAGTTGCAGGAACTGTTATCGGAAAACCAGCAATTACATTGCCATTACTAAAACTTAAGTTAAAAGGTACTATATTAGTACCTGCACCCATTCCTGAATGATTAGAACAATAATAATATAATGTAGGCGTATTTGATGCAATAACTATTTGCGTATATGCACCAGCAGACCCAGGTGTTCCATTATAAGTTACCCCAGTGGTATATTCGGTACCGCTTGCGTGAGTCCCATTTGATGTAGTACTAAATTTAAAAGGGTGTCCGCTATTAGAACTATCACTTTGATCAAATTTATAAGTTTTACCTTTAGTTAAAGTTAAAATAGGTTGTTTCAAATAGTCAATATTATTAGTCGCATCGTCTATTGCATATTTATTTGCACCATAATTTCTAACAATTACATTTTTAGTAATAGTTGAAGCTGTAATAGCTGCCGCTTCAGTTAACCCTGTTATATTAGCCGATATTAATCCCGGATCTATATAATGTGTGCTTATAGGAGAAACTGTAATATTTAAGTTATTTGCACCAGCTGTAGTATATGTTGCTAAAGCAGGGCTAACATTACCGTTAGTAACGGCATCTCCTACACTTATAGTTAATAAATTAACTTCAAAAATAAGGTCAGCACCAACACCCGCTATATTTACAGTTTTTGTTTCATTGCTTGCGCTAGCTGTATAATTTATTTTAAATACTAAATTATTATTTGTTATAGCAGAAGGGTTTGTTATACCTAAACCAGCACCCGATAACGTTATATCATTTATACTATTAAATTCAAAATCTGCATTTTTTGGCTTTGCAGTTACTACCCATTCTATAACTTCATTTTGTTTTGCGTTAATAGTTTGTTCGCCTGTAATTATGCTATTATTAGCTGCGCCAGAAAATTGTAAAGTTATTGCATAATAGTTTTCTAAAGCAGGTTGTACCCCAACAGAAGAAATATCTGTTTGCATAAAATCTAGCTCCCATCCGGTGCTACCTTCATAACTTACATTATTAAAAGTTTTTACAGTAGAAGGGCTGTCATTTAAAATAGGTTCTATATAAGATTCTGCCGCAGAAGCGCCATAAAATGTATTTCTATTTACACTTTCATCATTATGCTTCCATAATTTACCTGAATTAAAAGTATAATAAATATTATTTAAGCTTAAACCTCCTTCTTGATTATAAGATTTAAAGCTTGTCCACCCCTGTGCACCTTCGTCAAAGGATATAGTAAGGTATTCGTCAACAGCAGTAGCTACATTTGTATCTTTGTGGCCACTAAAACCTGTACCAACTAAAGTAATATTATATAAGTTGTTATATTCATCGTATGAACCAATAACCTTATTTGATTTGGCTAAAGCATCCCTAAAAAAATCGCTCATACCCATATTAGATATTTCAACTAACCCGTTTTGAGATAGTCGCATAACACTACCTCTACTTTTATCAGTAAAGTATTTTGCATATCCATAATATGCAAAAGATTTTGGATCTTTTGATATACCAAATTCTCCTGCATAAGGCGCAATTGTACCTAAAAATTGAGTATTTGTAGTTACAGGTATTGCACCGCCTTCTGCTGAATATATAAAGTCTTTGTTAACAGGGGATCTTGAAATTTTATCTTCTTGAAAAACAACTATTTGGGTGTCGTCGGCAAATAGCTTTTGTACAGACCCATCTTGAGGGTCTAAAGATATTGTTATGCCGCCCTCGGCTTCATTAAATTGATTTATATAATTTATATTTGTTCTTGAATTAAACAGCCCGCTAGAATGTATTAAAGTATTAAATCTTCTTTCTTCAGCAAAGTTTTCTTTTACAACATACGCTCTAACGCCGACATCAAAAGCCCTTTCATTAAAGCCCGCTCTTAACCTATTTATTTCAATGTGCGTACCAGAAGTAAATGTTAATAAATAACAATTATAAAACTGTATGTCTATTGCTGTTGTTGTTAAAGCAGATATTAAGCCACCTGTTGATGTTTCAAAAAATATGTCTAGATCAGATTCAAAAGGCTCTGTTTCAAATACAGCCACACCTGATGTTACAGAATCCGTAGGGACATTAGCTGTGCCCGCAGGATTGTTTATAGATTGAACCTTACTTAAAGTAGCTGTTGTTTTATTAACTCCACCTAATATTTTAGGATATACCGCAACATCACAAGGAGAAATGGTTCCGCTTGTACTAGGCGGTATAACGGCGGTTTGATCTCTTGGTATTTTGTTAATGCTGTCTCCAAATCTATTTACTACATTTAATGAAGTTATAGTGGAAATCCAATTGTAATATTGTTGTTCTCTTTGTTTTACAACAATTCTATAAGAATAGCACCAATCTAAAGCCTGCAATGCTGTTATAGTCGATTGTGAAAATGCTATACGCAATGAATTAAATACACTTGTACTATTAGATTCGCCAGTTGCCGCATCAATAAAAACCGTATCTCCTCCTGTTTCAGATAATAATACAGGTGTTTGTCTTCCGAATTTATCAGCAAGAACAATACCAACCTGGTATGTTCTTCTTGATTTTACAGACATTCTGTCATCTAAAGCTGAATATCTGGCTGATGCTTCGCCTGTCCTGCTTACTGTAAACGATACTTTTGGTATATTAAAATTCTGTAAATAATTTCCATAAACCAATCTACCTCCAGCTAATTCTTGTGACTTAGCAAGTCTAGGTACTGCATCAGATACTCTTGTCAATTGATCTGAAGGCAAGGTTTTAAAAGGATCTTGAGATTTATAAAAAAAGTTTATTGAAGTTTCAGAAGTTAAAACTTTACTTTCAACAACGTATAATGCACCACTTCCTGTTTCTTTATATATTAATTCGACCTTATTGATGCCTAAGTTAGCTGGGGTAGGCACTGATAATTGAACAGATTTTATAGCATTAACAAAAGTTTCAATTTCACCAAAGTCTTCAATATTTGTAGCAATAGTATCAGCATTATCTAGTCTTGAAAAACATATAGGTGTAAATGGAGCTAATACACTGTATTCGCCGTCTTCAAATTGATACCTATAAGAAAACCTAATTAATTTATTTTCAAGAAAATTAGAAGTAATTACGTTGCCTTGTTCATCTGAATTAGAAACACCGATTATATTTGCCGCAACGTATGGCGCATATTTAGCAACAGATATTATATCGTCAATGTTTGAATTTAAATCATATCTATTAGGGGTATTCCTGGCAGTTTCAACATTTATTTTTCTTGGAGGATTTCTATCATCTGTAAAGAATAAAAGCTCATCAACTAAGTTTATGCCGGTAATTAAATAATTTTGATGAAAATTTAAAGCAACACTATTAACTAAAACGGTCGCTTTATTTGCTTTTTGATTATATTCTATTATTTGATGACTACCGTTATTTATTTCATTGTATGAAGAATTTGTTGTAATAAAGTAATATATTCTTTCATTACCATTGTCTCTGTACTCCCCTATAACCTTTGCATTGGCTAAACTAGTATCGTTGATTAGTTTATTACCCAATATATTTTCAACAGCGCCTATATCTGAGCTTTCTGATTTGCTAACATTTATATTTAATGCTTCTCGATATTCACCGGGCTTTAGCATTTTATCGTCTAAATCGCGATTCATTTTGCTCGCGTTAAAGAGTCTTTTAATTTCTGGCATATATTTAGTGTTTAATCCATTTGGATTTACCTCTAAGTACTTGTGTTAATTCTTCAAGTTTTATATTACTTAATCTAAGTTTTGCATTTCGCATTTTTGCAGCAGCTTCTTTTTTATAAAGAGCAGCAGCGCCAGCAGCAGAAGGCCTTATTTTAGAAAGATTATATAATATATTAGCATAAACAGCATCTTCAGCTAGCTTTGGAACTAATACATTATCAAAATTGCCATTATTGCCAAGCCCATCTGATATGTATTGTATAGAAATTAAATCTCCTTCGCTAAAAACAGAATTAAAATATATTTTTCCAGCTTCTATATCTAAAAGATAAGTTCCATTAGAGTTTTGTCTTTCTGGTTCTGACCCATATCTTGTTATATAAGTATCTTCATTGTTATCGTCAAAATAATTTTCAAAGTTTTTCTTTTGCAAATCAACTTTAGATTTTTGGAATCTACTAGCTGTTTCTGATATTTCGCTAAAAGTTAAATTACCGTCTTGATCATATATATATTTAAAATCTTGGTCTTGGGCAACAGCTTTTGTTGCCTTACTAGTTTTTGAATTTTGTATAGCGCGATGGTTACCCTCGTTGTCTACATAAGCTATTTTAACAAAATTTACATAGTCCGAAGGCAAAGAAAGTTGCAAAGTTGAACTTAACTCAACTTCTATATTTTTTTCTGCATGAAAAATATCATAACTAAATTCTTGTACAGATCTCTGTGCCCAAAAAGCTACTTCATATCTTGGTACTTTTGTGAGAATTTTATCATCCCCTATATATCCAACAATAAAGTTATTTATAATATCATTCAAATGCACTCTGCTGTAATAACCGGGAATTGCTGTGCCTGTTCCACCTTCTAATGCGGAATAATTGTCTACGTCTAAAGGTTTTCTTGATATTGCCATTATTGTTCAGTTGCTTGAAGTTGTTGATCTTTACTTTGCGCAAAACCGGCTATATCCGCTTGTTTTATAGTAACTCCAGCTAGCGTAAGTATTTTATATATTAATTCAGAGTATTCAGATATATGTAATTCAAAATTTAAAGATTTTGCTGTAGCTGAATAACTATCAGTAGCTGGATCAAAAACAGTTGAATCGTATATAGGTTCGTTTGGCACACCCGCAGCTAACTGCGAGGATGTAGGCATTATATAACCCCATTTAGGAGCATTAGGAGCCTTTAAATACTCTATATTAACGCCTGAGGTAACTGTACTAGGGTATACTCTAATTGCGTTTCCTACTATTGTATATACTGGCTGAGTTGTTACAGGGTAAGTTAAGGGTGATTGGTTTATAAACTTAACGTCTTTGTGCGAAATAAAATCCGCTTCTATACTATTAACCTGTACGCTACCTAACTTATAAAAATCAGTAGGAAAAGCCCAAGTGCCGCTTGATTGGCTTAAATCACCACTTTTATAAAAAGTATTTATTTTTTCGGCGGTAGTAATTATAGGATCTGAAAAGTCCGCATTATATAATCCACCGGCCTCATACATTAATTGCTTATTAAAATAACTTTCAAATATTTCATTTTGAGCTATATTTGCCAACCTATTGTATTCTTCAGGCGTTATATATCCTCTATTATCTTTATTAGCAATAGTAAGTACGGTTTGATATACGTCGTTTATATTTACCATGTTTTGTTTATTGATTAGTGAGCATAAGGTTAATTTCTTACCTTACGCCCTTTTATTACGAAATTTTTTTCATAATAGACTTCATTAAGTCAACTCCTTCGTCTGTTTTGAAGTAAGCGGCTAATGCGCCATAAGGATGTTGATCAAAAGGCACAGTCATTACCTTTTTACCATTTGCTAATTTAAATACTGTGTTGTCATCGGTAAGGTTTAATATACCCATTTCAACAGCTCTATTAGCAAGATTTCTTAGTTTTATATCTTCATCTTGCGATAATTCAATAAATAATTCTGGATCATTTTGAGCAAATCTATAAGCGTCTCTTTTAAGTTCTTTAGAAGTTAAATTAGTAACAGAAGAACCTAATTCTGTTCTCATTATTGCTTCTAAATGTTCAATGTCCAAAGTTTTAACAAGATTAAGTGCTTCTAATTCTAACTCTAAATTTTCAATTTCATCCGTAGCTTCAGCTACTTCATCAATTTCTGTCCAAAGTTCACCAGATAAAGGGTGATATATAGATAGTAACTTTTGTAAAGCTTGTTGTTGCCTCGGTACTTCTATAACCCCGTCTAAAAATATAACATGCCCCAGCGTAACATAGCCTTCTTGTTCGTTTACAAACAAAGACTTTTGATTAGTAGCATATCTTATTTCTTTATTTTCGCCAGTATTTTCATCAAACCAAAACAATGGTTTTCTTAATGTATGTTTAGACTGCACTGTCCAACTTATTGGCGATTTATTTCCTGATAGAATATAAACTCTATCTTTTATTTCCCAACCCTTTTCAGGGTTAATAATTCTTTTTTTTGTTTGTGTATCCATAATATAATATAATAAAATAAAAAAGAGGTATGGGTGGCCGAAACCACCCGTCCTCTAGTAATAATTATGCTTTAAATAATACAAAGTTATTAGCACCTTGTACAATCAAACATCTTTCAGATAAGTAGTGCATTCTCATTTCATCAATTGGTGATGAAGAAGCGCCTCCTACAGATCCAGTAACCCAAGACTTCATTTTTCTGTTTTCAGTCTCAGAAGCTCTATAACGTATATGTAAGAAAGGTCTCTTAATGTTTTTTCCAAGAACTTGGTCGTATACTGTTGAAGTACCAGCAGGAACTAGTACGCCTTCAATATCTTTAAAACCACCTCTTGTAGAGAAATCATTTAGATATTTCCAATCTGTTTTATAAAAGTCATAAGAACCTCTTCTGTAACCAGTAAAGCCTAGATTAAGAGCCATGTCTTCGCTATTGTTAAATACCCCAAAAGAAGTACCTCCAGAATATCCGCCATTTTGCTGAGCAAGAATGTCATCAATTTCTAAAGAAAGATCTCTTCCTAAGAAAAGCATATTTTCTTCAATAGCACCTTGCTTGTCCAATTGCTTAAGAACAGCATCAAAATCAGTTAAAGCACCACCTGAAACTTGCGCTCCAAAGTCAGAGTATACATTACCTCTTGCTTCAACAGCCTCAAAAAATCCTTCAGTACCTTTAGCAGTAGCTGTAATAGCTGAATCATAAAAGTCTAAAGTAGCACCAGTGTTTAATTGTTTAACACCTTCAACCATAGACATTTCTAAGTAATCTTCCCATCGTAGTCTATTTTCGTGCTCAGATTTAAGATACCATAAATATCCAGAAGCTCCGTTTTCAGAAGTAACTTCAATCCACCCAATTTGAGCAGTATCAGAACCGTTGATTGAATAGTGCTCTTTAAGGATAATTGGAGAATTGGTAAATGTAGCGTAGCTAGGATCTAGTTTTTCGTTAAAATTACCAGTTCCTTTTGCAAATTCAGATCCATAAGCAAGAGCTGTAAATCTTTGTGCAGTTGTAATTGCGGGAACAGCACCAAGAGATTTAACTTGGAAATATTGTCCGCTTACATTAGTTACGATACCTTTTATCATTGCTCCAGTTCCACCTACAGCTGAAGTAGCTGAAGATTGAGCTTGAATCATTACCGTTTGTCCTTTGCGGAAATTAACGGCAGTAGTTCCTTGAGAGGTAATGCCTAAGCTTGTAGGTTGTGCAGTTGGGACAAAAAAGTTTCCAACGTTACCACCTGTAGTTACAGCATTAGCCGCTGCAGGAGTAGTTCCTGTAGTAGGCATTGTGCCAGCATTACTTAAATAAATGATATTTGCATATCTTGTGTGCAATCTACCTTGCTCAGTCCAAATAATTTGGTCTGAAGTAGATGGCATCTCCGCTGATACCATACGAAGGAAAGAACCTATAGATCTGTTTCCATATCTTTCAACTTCTTGTTCGTATACATCAGGTAAAAATTGTTGAGCCCACTGATTAAATGAGCTATCTGTAAAATCAATATAGTTACCAGTATAAAGAGCTTTGCTTTGAGTTGGTTGCAAAGCTGCTGGTATTCCACTTGTAAAAGCCATTTTTTAAATTTTAAAAATTATTTATTCCATTTTATGCGCAATCTATTTGAGGAATCATTTTCAACAACTCTTACTTTATTATTTGAATTTGGTGCAGCTGAACTATCACTGCGTGGTGTCATATCAATATTTTTAGAATTTTTCACTGTTTCTTTTATAGCGTCGGCACGGCCTTGTTCATAAAAGTGAGCTGCTAATTTATCAGCATTTCTACCAGCAAATAAAGCTTTATGATAATCACCAACTTTTTCCATTTCGCCTTCTTTATTTAAGTAAGGCTTAATAAAATTGTCAATTGTTGATTGAGCTGTTTTTACTTTTTTTGTATCGTCTACTTTGAACCTATATTTTTTTTCTCCAACTTTAAAATCAAAACCTTTGAACTCTTGATTAAAGAAATTATTTGTTCTAGTATCAAATGTATTTTTTAATTTTTCTGCTTTTTCCTGTATTTTAGTTGCTTCATTATAAAAGTCTTGAGCCTCCTTGTATTCTTCAGGTACTTCATTTTGCTTTCTTAACTTAAGATCCGCATAGTATTTTTCCTTTGAATCGTTAAAATGCTTTTGAGCTTTATATAATTCTTCTTTAAATGCTAATTGTTTTGCTTTGATTTCAGAAGGTTCTGCAACCTCTTCATCATAAGCAAAATCTTTTTGCATTAAAAAATTAATATCCTCATTGTTTAAATGAGGTTTATTATTCCTGTAATATTCGTAAACTAACGTAGTGTTATCCATTTTAGAATAGTCTCTATTAAGATTAACATAATCTTCTAAAGTGCCATTCGTATCTTGCATAAAGTCTATTAGCTTTTGAATATCTTCAGGGTATTCATTTGTTTGTGCAGTGTCTTCATTAACCTCTTGCACAACTTCTTCTTGAGGTTCTTCAATGCTTTCTTCTACAATTTCTAACGCTTCTTCTTTTTCTTCTTTAATTTCTTCGGCAGGTTCTTCAACGCTTTCTTGCTCGTTTTCTTCACGAATTTCTTCGCTAGCTTCGGGTTCGTTGCGTACAGATACCTCATCTGCGCTTTGCTTCTCAGTGGCATTAGTTTCTTGTGTTGGAGGGCTATCAACATTTACACGGTATACACCGTCATCTTGAAACCCATAGTTAGAATCTACTTCTCCGCTTTCAACTGCTTGTTCTAGCACAGCGGTCTCTTTTTCTTGTGGTGAGGTTTCTTCTTTAGTCTCAACCGTTTTTACTTCAATGTTTTCTTCCATAAGATATAATATAATAGTTTAATTTATTTTGCTTCAAACCTGGAAAGGTCAAACCCTCCTAATACGTCATTACCTTTTGATTCAAAAGATTTTTTTGGCTTTTCTGTTTTAGGTGGTCCAGCTATAGAATTTACTGATATTTTTTTATCAGCAATTCTTTCTTGCGTTTCAGACTGTTTTTCAACTAATTCTTTTTGCGCAGATAATTCTAATTCTTTTAATTTTACATTAAGATCATATTCAAACTGCATAAGTTGCTTTTTTGTTTCAGCCTCAAATTGCATTTTCTTAATGTTTAATTCATTTTCAGCAGTAGATATTTGAATAGCAGAATCAGCTTTTACCTGTGCAGCTTGTGATTTTGCATTTTCAATACCAATTTGCGCCTCGCCTTGGGCTTGAGCTTGTGCTACAGAAGCGGCTTGGGCTGCTTGTTGGTCTACAGCTTGTTTTTTTAATCTTCTAAACTTTAATAATTGATTAGCTAGTTTAATATTTCTAACCTCTCTTATATCAATAGCATCTTCTAAAAATATGCTTTGTTGTGATAAAGCTATTTGTATGTTAGCCTCTAAAGATGCTTTTTCATTTTCATCTGGTTGTAAGTCTAAAAATATACCAAAATCATGTAAATGCAAATTGTTTAGCTCTTTTAATGAACCTACTGAAAATTGGCCTAAGCTAGTTATAAATGCATCTCTTGTTGGATGAAACTCTAAAACGTCTTTAAACCTTGTTGATATTGCTTCTGCCAAAGTAATAGTAATAAAAAGACTGGAATCTAATATGTGCCTAGTAGCTACATTGCTATTAGCGGCTGCCATTTTTTGTACTCCAACTAAAGCTTTAGGATCAGGATCGGAACCGTCGCGGGCTTCGTTAAGTCCTGTAATGTCCCTTATCATTTGTAAATATTGATTGTATGCACCAATTAATAGCTGTACTTGATTACCCCCGCCACCGGGTAATTCTTGTATTGGCACTTTGCCTGGATTTGGATCTCCTTCAACGGTTAATGATCTGCCGATAATAGATCCTGTTTGAAAATACATATTTAACGCTTCTTGAGGATTATAGCTAGTACCATTGCCTAAATCAATTTCAGCTAAACCATCTGCGTCTATATAAACACCCGAAGGTGTCATTCTTTGTATTGCTTGTTGTAATTTTAAATGTGTTAATTGTATTAAATCTGCATAAGGTGTCATTTTTGAAACAAGAGAATCAATCTTACCTTTATATATTCTAGGCGCTGCCACTATGTAATTCATTAATACTTTATTAGCATTTGAATGTGGTCTTACCATATTAGTTGCTTTTTTCCACTTTAATAACTTATTAGCTCCTAATATATAAACTCCTTCGTATATAACCTCTTGTGCTCTTGCTACTCTTTGAAACCTTGTTCTTTTGTCTTTTGGTGGGTCAAATGAATCATCTTTTTCAATGGCTTTTTCTGCGCCCGAAGACATTTCTTTTATTTTATAAACATTTTTTTCCCATGTTTTCCAATTAAAATACAACACTGTTGCAATATTATTATCGTAGTTTTGGTTTTCCCCTACGTTATAACTTGTATTGTAATTTTGGTAGCTATTACTTTTTTTAGCAAGATCGCCAATATCTTCATTTGATAATTGAGGAAATTGTTTTTTAAGCTCATTTATTTTAATTGTTTTTACTTCTCCAAAATAATAGCAATCTGAAAAATAAGGATCTTCTGTATAAGACCATACTAAATTAGCAGGATCAACATAATCTAATTTTATTCCATCTGTATTGTTAAAAGAATGTTTTGCCGCACCAATACCTAATACAGCAATATCGTAATCAATTCTAGGCTTTATATAATCATATTTATTTTGATTAAATATATTGTCTATTGCTTGCTCTTCTGCTATTTCAATACCTTGCTTATAATTAAGCTGCATAAATAAATCTAATTCTTCTGTAGAACCAGGCAATTTTTCTCTATCTACATTTCTTACGTTAGCACCCAATTGTTGCTCTATCAGCTCTAACATAGAATCAGTATTCATGTCTCGCTGTATGCCTTCCACATACTGAGTCCTTTGTCCTGTAGAGATAGGGTCCTCACCAACGGCCCTAACATTGTATAACCTATCTTGCATTCCATTGACTACAATATCAACAAACTTAGGTACAATAGGCACTGGCTTCCAATCTAAATTAAGATATGATAAATCACCGTTTATAGCAAATTCATCTTTATACTTTCTAATTGATTGCTCACCTCTAGCATAAAGTCTTAACCTGTGAAAGTTATCTTTTAATTCGTAGTATCTGCCTTGATTACCATTACCGCTGTTAAACCACTCTTGCTCTATAGCCGTGGCTACCGCTGTACCGTATTCAATACTTCTTTTCTCAGAGTCAGAAACGGCCTGACTAGGGAATTGAGAATACTTATTTTTTATTTTTGCCATATTTATTTAATTAGCATACTTCTGCCGCCTTCATTCTTATATTTGGAGAATGAAAAATTTAGTTTTTTTGTTGTTTTTTCTTGTCGAGGTCTATATAAATGTTTTCTGCAAGCCATTATAGCCAGCCCACTACTTATAGATGCGTCATGAGCAGTACGTTTTGAAATATCAAACTTAGCCCAATCTTCTAATGTTCTTTGGAAATGCATATTACCGTGGTTTTCACCTTGCTTACCTACATTTTCTTCTATGTAAGATTCTATAGCAGCTGCATGTGCTTGTCTTATATCTTCTGAAGTATTAGGTATACCACCTAATTCTATTTCAGTTTTAGATAGTGCACCACGGAGTTTGTCGGGACGATTCATAGAAAAGCCTCTATAACCTCTTCTTTTTAAATGATATAATAATCTTGGCTTATTGTTTTCAGCTAATATAGGTAATCCATAAAAAGCTATTGCCATAAGCACATCTTCAAAAAATATTTCTGCAGTTTGTGGCCTAGCAACGTATTCTAAAAAAATTTTGCTGCTAGGAAAATCTGGATTCATAGAAAAAGTTGTTAACCCGTGCAGTGCTCCATTAGAACCACCACCACCTACAGTTCCTGATATATCATAAGAGTCACAGCCAAAAGCTCCAAACCCGTCATTACCAGGATATTTAATACCATTTTTTTCAATAATATTATTTCTTAATTCTTTTTTTGGCAACCAACTAATATAAAATCTTCCATTTTTTGTAGGTGTCCAAATTACTTCTGTGTCTTTTATACCGTTTCTCCAAGAAAAACTTCCTCGAGCAACATAACCTTTTGAAGTCATTTCTTCATTATGATCTATTTGCTCGTAAATTTTAGTTAAATTAAATAAAGAGTTTAATGTTTCGTCCCTAAAGGCGTGCTTTTCGCTTCTAGGAAATTGTCTATAATATTCATTTAGTGCATCAGCATCTTTTCTAAGTCCTTCGACTTCGTTTTCCCAGTGTTCAATAACTCCTGAATAAATGATGCTTCCATCAATTGCTTCAACCGGGTCTTGTGGGGTATCGAATACAGGGTACCCATACTTATTAATAAATCCTTCGTAACCCCATTCCATAGGTATGAACAAAGAATATAGTCCACTTGAAGTCTGGCCATTTTTATTTCTTTTAGTAACATCTGATCCATAGTATAATTTTTTAAAATTATCACCGCCTTTATCTAAAGAATTAGATGTAGAACCCATCATACATTTACCAACGACTCTTGCCCCTAGTCTTAAACAAGTTTTTGTTACACGCCAGTTGTTTAATATGTTATCAGGTCTTTCCCATTTACCGGATTCATCATGTACTAATAAAATAAGCTTTTCACCATCATAACTATTATCACCAGTATTTTTCCAATCAATAGTTGTGTCAAGTCCTTGCCCTAACAATTCGTCTTCAGACTCTTTAAAAGAATTTCTAGTCAACCTTCTTGAGGGTAACTTATAAGATAATTCTGTTTTAGGTCTTTCCATACCATCTTGTATAGGCTTAAAAAAGAAGGGATAGTTTACTGATATTGGCACTACTTTGTCTGTAAACATTTTTTTAGCATCAGCCCCTGTTTTTGATAATATACCGAATCTAGAGTCTCTTGATGTTGTAGCCACGTTAACAGTTTCTGATGATGCCATGAAGCTAAATCCAGACCGTCTGTTTTTGAGGTAGCACATACCGTAGCATCTGTAATCTGCTTTGCAAGCTTCCCAGAAATAATAGAATATTCTGTTTGCTTGTCTAAACTCGGGTGCACCAACATCAATTTTTGTCCAGTTGAGGTACATATAGTGTGACCCCGTAATGTAACACGGCTCACCGTTGCACATGAACCAATACCCATCGGTCCTGCAATTAAACTCAGCATCAATATATTTATAATAGTGATCTTTAGTTTGTTCAGGATGGTTTTTAAATTCATGTATCGATCTTATTTTTCTTAATGATTCTGGTCTTTCCCTTCTTATAAATACTTGGTCTTTTTGTTTTATGTCTTGACCGCTTATTTTTTTAGGGGTTTGAGGTATTGCTATCTTAAGACCTTGAATCTCATATATGTCACCAATTGTGCCGTCTTTACTTATAACTACGCAATCTAAATCTATGTCGTAGCCATACTTATATTTTTTAAGTTTATTTTTTTTTATTACTTCTTTAGCATCAAGATGATCTTTGGTAATGTTATAAAGTGATTGTTTATACATTATTTTATCCTATCTTCTACACCTAAAAACTTAACTTTATTTTCAGTTTTTTTATCCAGTGATAATTCTTCTATTTTTTCTATAATTTTAAATGAGTCTTCAATTGCAACCCATTTAGCCTGAGCAGCTATTTTTGCTTTTTCAGGTTCTAACTCAACTAAATTAATTTTTTGTTTTATAACTTTGTCAAGTTCTACTAAAGCAATTTCTGCCGCTTCAATTACTTTTTTCCTTCGATCCATATTTTATTGTAACTTGATTTGATAAAACTCTATATAATTTTTTATTGTCTACATTAAACTCGTATTCTGAATCTGGTGTAAACCCCACCACGTCTCCTATGGACAACCCTAATGAGTTTAAATACCTGTTGCTATACACAAGCTCTCCAAACAATTTTTTTTCTTTTAAAACGCTCCATTTAGAATCGTCTTTTATAGGCTTTACAAAGCAATAACTATCTAAACATTCCCAATCATTGTTTCTTTTGTAAGCATATATTTGATCAGGTGATACTGTATATTGATCTTCTGTTATAAAACTAGAAGAATTTTTTTCTTTACCATAAAGGTCAATCCATCTTCTAAAAACATTGTGATGTAATAAGACCTGGTCTCCTTTCTGTAGTTCTTGGGTGCCAAGCATAGGGACAGAAATAACTTTTCCTATTCTATTCGTATACATAAAATCTCTTTCAGATATTTCTGTATTTAGTATAAGATTTTTATCTTTTACTTTAGTAGAATTGTTATATCTATTTTCAGAATATATAATATAATTATAAAGTGATCGCATTAATAATCTAGATTGTATTCAACTGATACTGCCATGTTTGAATTAAAATGTTTCCATGGAAGTATTTCATCATTTTTTTTAATAAATATTTTGTATGTACCCTCTTCTTCTAGTATGTCAGATATTATATGACCACCGTAAACTTCTTGGCCAACAGAATAATGCATTGCTTCATTCTTATAATCTTGTCCAATTGATATTTTTCTAATTAATTTCATTTAATTTATTTTAATATGTCCATAAAGTTGTATCAGGTGCGCCTGAATAGCCTATACCTAAATGTATAAAACCTTTTTTACGACTAACACCTATTCTAGTAAAACCAACTTCCATAGCAGCTTTAACCAATCTAAATGTTTTACCACCACCTACACTTTCTATATCTACAGCAGCTCCATAGGCATGTTCGCCCGGGCTATTTTTTGCGGCTTCAATAGGATGATCTGGACTTCTATATGTTGATGTTAACTTTATAGGATTACCATATACTTCTCTTAGCCTGTCAAGCATTTCAAGAAGCTTTTGATCCATCATCTCAAAATTACTAAATTCAGATTCACTAAAGTATTTCATTTTTTATTTCTATCTTTTAATTTCATATAAATATTCATCCCTGTATATAGTATTGTCATTATCAATACTATAGTTTGTAACATGGGGTTTATGTTAGGCATTACTGAAAATGCTACCGCTCCGACGTTTATGCCGTAAATTTTTAAGTCGTTCAATTTATTTATGTTTGCTGTTTCCAAATACTTTTTCCACTCCACGCGACCCAAAATAACCTCCAATTACAATAGTAAGAAGACCAGTTATTGAATCTAAAGGGTAGCCCATATACCAGCCGGCTACATAACTTACTGTTAAAAAAACTAAAGTTAAAGGGCGAACATTTGCTGCAAGCCATGAACCCGAAGTTGCGTCTGCAACCCAGCGCCTTGTTGTGCCGTCTATTTCAGCTCTCTCAATATCTAATTTTTTAAGTGCAATTTTTTTATCAGCTTCTGACATATCAGAACCGCCTATAATAGCCTGTATAACAGAGCCTACTGGTGTGTCACCTGCTATTGCGCCAACGACGCTGGGAATTTTTTCTAATAAAAACTTCCCAACGCCGGTATCTTTAAAACGTTTTTTAGCCATATTTAATTTTATTTAAATGCCATATATAAGTAAGTTTCATTGTTTTGATTATATCCTATTGTATTATTTTTAAGTTCAAACCCAGTTGATAAAAAATCTACATTATAATTTGTGCTTGTTATTTCGGCTAAACTATCATTAGGAAATAATGCAGTATTTATAGGGTTTGATGTATTTCTTTTATTATCTAATATATACCAATAACCTCCTGTTGGCCCGGCGGGTTTTGTTAATAAAAAACTTGGTTCAAATCCGGTAGTAATTATATTGCCGCTTGTAGTTCCGTCACCGGTATAACTCCCTATCTTACTATATCCCGCAACTGAGTGCCAACAATATGATATGTAATCGTTAGAAGCACTTTTATTCATTTCATTTGCAGAAGAAACACCAACTTGAAAAGTATTAGTAGAATATGCTTGATAAAAAGTTGTGCTACTATATTTTATATTTGAGGTATTTAAAGTAAAATAATCATTTATGCCAAGTCCCGAAATACCACCAATTCCTACAACCCAAGAAGTTGCATTTGTAAGACCTTTAGTGAAGATAATTTCAGGAGAAGAAGAAGTCAAACCATGTCCTATAGTTTTTCCATCCACGCCTGTTCCTGTCCATTTCACAATACTAAATCCCGCGGCAGTATTTGCACTAACTTGACTTGTTATAGTTCCATCTGTATTAGAGACAGCAGTACCACCGCCTTTCCAAACCCATGAAACAAAAGAATCATTATTTTTATTTATTGAATTATCAGTACCTATAAAAAATCCGTTTTTTTCAAAAGAAGTAAAATAATTTGCGCTTGTGAGTTCTTGTGATGTTAAATTTGAATAAAGAAATTTTTGTACACCTCTAACTGAATCGCCTAAATTATGATTATCTGCACTATCTCTACTTTTTAACCAAATCAATCCACCACTTGTTTCCAAGTCCATTCCTACATTAGAAATGTATTGTTTTGCACTTGTACCCTCATACAATACAGTCTTAAAGTTAGATGTATCTACTTCAGGTTTTTCGTTGTAAAGTTTGGTTACTTGGCTATCTGTTAACGCAGTGTTATATACCCTAACTTGATCAATTAAACCACTCCAAGCATACGAGTTCCAAGATGAACCTCCCCCTGCCCCTCTATTATCAATTGCACCTATATATAACGGGACGGTATTACTATTTTTACTTGCGCTTGTTGTTGTTGTAGCTGATACATTATTAAGATAAGTTTTTAATTGTACCCCATTTTGCCAAGTTATACAGTAATGATACCAATTTCCATTTGATACAGTATTAGGGTGTGTGCTTGAAACGCTATTTGAATACCCACTTCCGTAATATACATAAGTAGCAATAGTACCGTTATCATTAAAAGTTAATAACAATTCTGCGTTTCCCGAGCCTGCCCAATACTTTCCTAATGGATTTCTATATCCTGATGAACCATCAATATAGTCAGGATTAAACCAAAAAGACAAACTAAAATCAGAGCCTAAAGATTTAATTCCTGTATCTATATAACTACTTGCTAAAGCAGGAAACTTAGCGGCTTGACCATATTTTCCAAACCTGTATTCTATATTTGATTCAGTACCATCATAAGCATACTTTACATTAGTATCTGTTCCGTTATAGTTACCAGATAAATCTGTAGAATTACCGTCTAATTGATATGTTGCAATACACGATGTATCTCCTAATATTTGTAAAGTACCAGTTGTATTTTTTGTTTCATTATATAAAGTGGTAACCTCAGAAGGGCTAACGGCTTTATTAAATATTCGCACCTGATCAAGATCTATATCTGCGTGTCTATTGCCGGTTCCTGTTGAATCCCCCAATGTATGATTGGTTTCGGTACTGTTTAAAAAGTTTTTATCTACTGTATCTTGAACTATTTGTGCTCCATCAACATATAAAGTTCTTGTTCTGTTATTACCTGCTGAGTTATATTTATCTGTAACTACAAGATGGTGCCATTGACCATTATCATAAGTATTAGGTGTTATAATCCAACTATTGTGTTGACCGGAGCCTCCGTATGTATAATAAAAAAGTTTTCCAGTAGGAAAATTTCCGTTATCATTCCCACCAAAGCCAATAAATTGGTAAGAGCCAACGTTGTTTTGAAAAATAGGATTACTCCCGCCTCCATTATTTAATCTTGTAGTGGTAGATTTAACCCAGCAACTAAATGTAAAATTATTTGTGTTATTGCTATTTGTCGGTAATCCCGCAATTGGAGGTAATGTTATTGCACTACTACTCCCATTAAAGATTGCTCCTTCATTAAACTTACCACTTGTTCTGGATAAGTCTTTGCTATTATTATCTAATTTATAATATGCAGTGTTAGCAATAGGATAAGCAATGTCAGTTGTTGTAGCTGTATACTTACAGGCAATTTCACCTGCACCATTTCCATAAAGTTTACTAATTTCTGTTGAATTTAATGCTCTGTTAAATATACGGACTTGATCTATTGAGCCATTCATTACCGCAGTACCTGTTGCTGATGCACCTATTTTGTTTCCTGAACTATGACTAAATTGTGTATTATCATTAGGGGTGCTTGTTATAGGCGTTGCATTATCTATATACATTTTTAAAGTTACACCATCATAAGTTACTGCAATATGGTGCCAGTTTCCATCTCTTAAATTTGCACTTGAATGGAGTGCGTATTGACTACCTGTGTATATAATGAATGAATAAGTATTATTGTATGCACCACTTCCAACATCATAGCCAAATTCCATATATATTGGGTTGCGAAAATCCATAAAATATTGAGCCGCAGTGCTTGTTGAGTTAAACCAAAAACTCATAGTAAAATTGTAATTGGTAAAACCTGAAAGAGTTGGAACTGTAATATAACTATTACTCCCATTGAACCTTGCTCCATATAATGATTTCCCGCCAACGCCAAAGTCTACGTTTGATGGTATTCCATTAATATTTGTATAAACTAAATTAGAAGAAGTTGCATTATAATTACCAGATAGATCATTAACATTATTATTTAAAGTGTATGCTGCATAGCAAGAAGAATCTCCTAAAATTTGTAAAGTATCTGTTGTTTCATTAGACTCATTATAAAGCGTTGATACTTCTGCGCTTGTTATTAATCTATTAAAAAAACGAACTTGATCAATCTCGCCTACTAAGCTTGCCACACTTTGGTTTTGATAGCCTAATCTATTATACTTATAGTTTGAGTTTGTATATGTTAAAAAAGTACCATCCCAAGTCGTATTACCTACCAACGAATTATTTATGTATAAAGAAACCCCGCTGGCTGTATTTCCGGTCCAAACTATATGATACCAATCACCTACAGTTAATGCTGATGATGTTACCTCTGATGTTACAGACGAAGAACTTAAAACTCTTGCGCGTATAGTACCGTTGGTTTCAACATCAATTAAATTATAAATATCATTTAAAAGCTTCATAATAGCTCCACCGTAACTATTTGTTTGAGTAGCATGCTTATACCATAAAGAAACAGTAAAAGCACTCCCAGACCTCATCGGGTCGTCTATCGTAGAAGGTAATTCTATATAACTATTGGTGTTATTAAACTTTGCGGCTTCTCTAAATTTACCGCCTCCATCGGCAGCGGATGCGTCATAGTCTAAAGTATATAAGGCTACGCCGCTATTATCTTTGAATATATCTGTGGTATCTGTGAAGCACTTTGGCCCTCCAAAGAATCCAGAGTTAAATCCTTGTCCAAACATATTATGTTGCCGGTTGAACTATAGTATACCAAAATTCAGTTGCAGATATACATAGTATTTGAATTAAATTTTTAGTCCCTGAAGTATCATCATATTCCCCTGAAACCCTATTAAATGTACCTGAACTACCGCCTACAGTCCAAGTATCTGCTGTATATGAACTACCAGCTCCGGTAACTAATATTACTTTTGTTATTCCTACAACAGGATTTTGTATGTTAAATGTTGTATTTGCATTAGGTGTTAAAGTAAACACTTCTGCGTTTTTAAAGTTAACATTAACTGTTGCACCTGCTGTAAGCGTATCTGTTGTGTTAAATTCATCGGCTAATATATCCGACGTTATTTTTGTTAATGCCATATTAGAATGTTATTGTTCCTGTACCTGCTGTAAATGATATTACAGTGTCTCCAGATACAGTTGAAGTTGAATGTGTTAATCCTCCTGATATTGTTGGGGTAGCTCCTGTAAATCTTAAAATTACAATTCCTGATCCCCCGGGTGCTCCTTGATAATTATATAAACCACCAGAGGAATAATTACCATCGCCACCGGCACCTTCGCCACCAATTCCTCTATTAGCTGCACCAGCAACTGCAATATCATAGGTTCCGCCTCCTTCACCGTGCCCGCCGCCACCATAAGTTACATTACTTCCTGTTATATTGTTTGTAACACCAGCACCTCCGTTTCCTTGTGTGTTGCTTCCAGAAGAAGCACCTCCAGCACCTCCAGCACCACCACCACCGGATGATGCACAACAACTAGCACCCATATTCCCACCAGCATTGCCTGCAGTTGCAGAACCACCTAAAGCACTAACTATACCGCCAGCACCACCACCGGATGCTCCTGATCTTCCGTGGTTATCACTGCTTAAAGCACCTGATACTTGAGCACTACCACCCCCACCTCCACCAGCGGCAGTTATATCATGAAAAATAGAATTCCCACCATTTGGACCACGTACTGATGCACCTGTCCACGAACCACCATTAGAAGTAGGGGCAACTTGCACGGTAAGATTTGTTCCCGTAGGAAAATCCGCTGTAGAGATTACAACAGCACCACCGCCGCCTCCGCCACCTGCTCTATCATTGCCAGGAGACCCACCACCGCCTGTGCCCCCTGCACCAACAATTAAATATTGTATGCTTATATCCCCTTTAAGGGTAGAAAGCATTATAGTATCGCCTAACATTTATGAAGCTATTTGTGATATTGTATACCAAAATTCAGTTGTCCCAACACACATAATCTGTATTAAGTTTTTCGTTGCATTGGTATCATCGTAGTCTCCTGCTATTTTATTAAAAGTATTAGCAGAACCACCAACATTTAAAGTTATAGTATATGAATTACCAGTTCCTGTTATTATAAAAGCTTTTGATATTCCAATTACCGGATCTGTAATATTTAATGTTGTATTTGATGTAGGCGTTAACGTAAATATTTGTGCACTATCATAATCTACAGTAATAGTTGAAGCTGGCGTTAAAGCCGTAACTGTATTAAATCCGCCAGATAGTAATTCTGGTTTTACTTTAGTTTGTGCCATTATTTAAGTTGTTGCTATTAATTCAAATGTAGGAGGTTGATATGAGCCATCTCCAGCACCAATAGTATATCCGTTAGAAAAAGCGTAATAATCATAAGTAGAGTTATAACTTGCAATTCTATATTGTAAAGTTTTGTCGCTTGTCCATGTACCTATTATGCCAGCTGCAATATTCTCTGAGCTTGCGCCTACTTGTAACCCTCTACACACAGA